CGCGCCGACCCCTTTTACAGATTATTTTTGCCCTAGGGCTTTGTGCCCCGTGTTACCCTCCGAACACGAGTAACACGCAGGTAACAACACATGCTGAACGAAACCCAAGAGCTGTTCTTCAAAGCCACGCTGCGCGGTGAAAAACCTGAGCAGGCCGCTGTTTCAGCGGGTTTGAAGTCACCGAAGGCCGCCGGCTTTCGTATGCGCAAACACCCCGCAATCGTGGCCGCACTGGCGGCGGTAGGTATTTCAACCTCAGGCATAAAGCCGACTAAACCAGGTTCTACCGAATCGGCTTCCGAGGAAGACGCAGCCGCCGAATTGGCGACGATAGAAATCCCAGAAACTGAAGATCCGAAGGTTTTCCTTACCGCCTTGATGAACTGCCCGAAGGCCGGCGTGAAAGCCCGCCTGGAAGCGGCTAAAGCTTTGCTCCCGTTCGAGCACTCGAAGATCGGCGAGAAAGGGAAGAAGGCGACCAAAGCAGAAGGCGCACAGCAAGCGGCCGCGGAGGGTAATAAGTTCGGCGCCCGAGCAGCGCCAGCGCTAAAAGCGGTGCCTAAGTAATGGGGTCGCCAACCTGGTCGACGGCCTGCCCGACGTGGGAAGATCGGATCATTAAAGGCGAAAGCCTGATCCCTTTCGAACCGCTGTTTCCTGATTCCGCCGCCGCCGCGCTTAGCGTCCTGCACCTGCTGAAGATCGTAGATGCCCCCGGCAGTCCGACCATTGGGGAATCCTGCGAGCCCTGGACGGACGATTTAGCCGGCGCCATCTTCGGCGCGTACAACCCAGATAACGGCGTGCAGTTGATCAAGGAATATTTCCTGCTGATCGCCAAGAAGAATTCAAAATCCACCTTTGCTGCTGCGATCATGCTTACGGTGTTGATCCAGAACTGGCGGCAGTCCGCGGAGTTCATCATCTTGGCGCCAACCAAGGAAGTTGCCGATAACGCCTTCGCTCCTGCAAGGGATATGGTGAAGACCGACCCCGAACTAGACAGCATGATGCAAGTACAGGACCACCTGCGGACGATCACGCATTTAGGGACGGGCGCTACGTTGAAGGTTGTGGCTGCTGACACAAACACGGTTGGCGGTAAGAAAGCGGCTGTGGTGCTGATCGATGAGATTCACCTATTCGGCAAGAATCCAAACGCCGAGAGAATGCTCCTGGAAGCTACCGGAGGATTAGCCTCCCGACCCGAGGGTTTCATTCTCTACTTGACCACGCAGTCAGACGAGCCACCCGCCGGCGTCTTCCGCTCAAAGCTGATGTATGCCCGAAAAGTGCGTGACGGCGAGATCCACGATCCTCAGTTCCTCCCGGTGCTCTATGAGTACCCACAGGCGATGATCGAAAATAAGGATTACCTGAATCCTGAGAACTTCTACATCTCGAACCCGAACCTTGGCCGATCGACCAGTGTCGAATACATAGCCAGAAAGCTGAAGCAGGCACAGGAGACTGGCGAACCGGAAACACTGAATGTCTTGGCCAAGTACCTGAACGTAGAAATCGGGCTGGCCCTGCGCACAGACCGATGGGCTGGTGCCGATTATTGGCAAGCGCAGTCGGAGCGCTCTGTAACGCTAGACACCTTGCTAGATCGCGCTGAAGTGATCGACGTAGGGATCGACGGCGGCGGCCTGGACGACCTTCTAGGCCTCTCCTTGGTAGGGCGCGAAAAGGACACAGGCGATTGGCTGGTGTGGTGCAAAGGTTGGGCGCACCCCTCGGCGATGAAACGCAACCTGCAGGAAGCGGCGCGCTTTGAAGACTTTGCCCGTGCCGGCGACCTGGTGATGGTTTCTCACATCGGTGACGACGTAACGGAAGTCTGCGATATCGTGGAGCGCGTTTACGATTCCGGCTTACTCGATAAGATCGGCGTCGACCCGGTAGGCATCGGCGCCATTTTCGACGAACTGGTTGCACGGTCCATCCCGGAAGACAAGATCGTCGGTATCAGTCAAGGTTGGAAACTCGGAGGCGCGATCAAGACCACTGAACGACGACTGGCTGAAGGGAAGCTCAAGCATGCCGAGCAGCCTTTGATGTCGTGGTGCGTCTCAAACTGCCGCGTTGAGCCGCGTGCGAACTCGATCCTGATCACCAAACAGGCTTCCGGTTCGGCGAAGATTGACCCGGTAATGGCATTGTTCAACGCCGTGTCGCTGATGGCGCTTAACCCGCCGGCAGCGCACAAGAAATTTGCGATGATGTTCCTCGGGTGATAAGGTGCGCGTAATTTACCGGAGCTGTATACATGAACAGAGCCTACAGTTTTCTTGAGGTTAAGGCGGTCGGCGAGGAAACTCGAACGATTACCGGCTGGGCGACTACCCCGGAAGTCGATCGCGTGGGCGACGTTGTAGAGCCGCTCGGGGTCAAGTACAAAAACCCTTTGCCGCTCCTGTGGCAGCATGAACACGACAAGCCGATTGGCCTGGTAGAGTTCGGCAAGCCTACGGCGAAGGGCGTACCATTTACTGCAACGCTGCCGCGTATCGAAGAGCCTGGCGCGCTGCAAGACCGTATCGAAGAGGCTTGGCAGTCGATTAAAGCAGGCCTGGTTCGTGCGGTATCGATCGGTTTTCGCTCCTTGGAGTCGGAGAACATCGCCGGCACTTGGGGCACCCGCTACATGCAAACTGAAGTTTTTGAGCTTAGCGCCGTCACAATTCCGGCGCAGGCAAACGCAACGATTAACACGGTGAAAAGTTTCGACGTGGGTCTACCTGCCGCGTTCGGCAAAAAGGAAGTCCCAGTCGTTCGGCTCGCCAAACCCGCCGGCGCTTCGGCAACCGTTACGAAAAAACTACCCGTTACTCCGAAGCCCGAGGAGGGCCAAGATATGAACATCGCTGAGCAAATCAAATCGTTCCAAGCAGCACTGGAACAGAAGGCCGCGCGACAAACCGAGCTGATGACCAGCGCGGAAGGCCGCACCTTGGACGGCGCAGAGTCGGAAGAGTTCGACACCCTGGTCGACGAAATCAAAGCCACCGAAGTTCACATCGGTCGCCTGGAAGCTATGCAGAAAGCCGCTATCGCTACCGCCAAGCCGGTGACCGACGTTTCGGGTATGCAGGATCGTAGCAAGGGCGTGCACGTCGTAGCCAAGAATACCCAGAAGCTGGAACCCGGCATCGCGTTTGCTCGCGCCGCCAAGTGTCTCGCTATCGGTCATTTGGAACACCGTGACGCGGTGCAGATTGCGAAAGCGCTGTACGGCGATCAAGAAGTTATTGTCAATGCTACCGAGCGCCTCGTTACTAAGGCCGCCGTAGCCGCCGCAACAACTACCGATGCAACGTGGGCGAAACCCCTAGTAGGCCAGGAAAGCACTGCATACGCAGACTTTTTGGAGTTTTTGCGCCCCCAGACGCTCGTTGGCCGCTTCGGCACTAACGGCATCCCCGGTCTGCGTCGCGTACCTTTTCGGACTGCCCTCATTGGTCAGACATCTGGCGGCGATGGTTACTGGGTCGGCGAGTCGCAAGCTAAGCCATTGACGAAGTTTGATTTTTCGCGTACCACCCTGGAACCGCTGAAGCTGGCAAACATCGCCGTAGCAACCATGGAAGTGATTCGCGACTCCAGCCCTTCGGCGGATGGCATCATCCGGGATCAACTGGTAGCTGCTCTGCGCGAACGTCTTGACATCGACTTCATCTCTCCAACCAAAACCGCAGTAGCAGGGATCTCGCCGGCCGGCATTCTTAATGGCGTCTCGGCCATTCCAAGTTCGGGCACTACCGCTGACGACGTTCGCACGGATATGCGTGCGCTGTTCGCCTCGTTCATCGCGGCCAACAACGCGCCAACCTCCGGTGTGTGGGTAATGTCTTCTACCACCGCGCTCGCTTTGAGCATGATGGTAAACCCTCTGGGCCAGGTTGAATTTCCGGGCATCACCATGAACGGTGGGGTATTCGGCGGGCTTCCTGTGCTGACCACAGAATATGTTCCCACCGATTCCAGCGGCTCGATCGTAGCTTTGATCAACGCCAGCGATATCTACTACGCAGATGAAGGCGGCCTCGATGTTTCTATGTCGACCGAAGCTTCCCTGCAAATGGATAGCGCGCCGGATAACCCAACCACCGCAAGCACCGTGCTCGTCAGTTTGTGGCAGCGCAACCTCGTAGGTTTTAGGGCAGAATTGAGTCTCAACTTTGCCCGCCGCCGCCCTTCGGCAGTTGCATGGTTGAGTGGGGTCCTGTGGGGGGTTTAAAAACCCGTAGACAGACGCGGTTAGTCTGATACACTCAAAGCCGGTAGGGGGCGATCCTCTACCGGCTTTTTGTTTTCTACGGGACCGGAAACTATGACCGATTACATTTACGCCCTACTCTGCCCGCAAGGTGAAATTCGATACATCGGGAAAACCACCAACCCGGAAGCAAGACTGGCGGCGCACATAAGCAAAGCTAAGACCAACCAAACGAAGCACCATGCTGCGAACTGGATCCGTTCGTTGATTAACGTTGGCGAAAAGCCCGCGATAGAAATAGTCTTCGAAGTGCCGGAAGGCGAACCCTGGGAGCCATACGAAATTCGACTGATCGCGGAATTCAAGGCTGAGGGGCACCGGCTTACAAATTCCACAGGCGGTGGCGACGGTTTCTTTGACGTTAGCCCAGAAGCTATCGCTAAGCGTGTAGCCGCAGCCAAGATCACTAAAGCGGCCCTCGGCTATAAGGAGCGTATAAGCGCGGTTATGCGTGAAGTTAGAAGTTCTCCCGAGTTCCGCGAAGCGCTCTCGTTGAAGATTAAAGGTGCTTGGACAAACCCTAAAACTCGCGCTAGCTTTCTCGCCGGGATGCGACATCCTGACGCTGTAGAGCGCCGCAAGGCTGCGTCTTCACGCCGCTACGATGATCCGGCTTTTGGGGAAGCCCATGCGAAGAGGATGAGAGAATTACACCGTACGAATCCTGAAGTGTTTGCACCGTTGAAAGCCGCGTCGCAGACCCCGGAAGCTAAAGCCAAACGCCGCCAAAGCTTGGCGAAGGTTCAGGCTACGCCCGAGTACCGCGAAAAGAACCTTGCGGCTCTAGCTGAGATAAAAGAGCGACCCGAAGTTAAGGTTAAGAAGGCTGCGGCGGCGAGGGCGAACTATGAAGGCGGCGGTTTGCACCAGTGTGTACAATCGGACGAATTCAAAGCCGATCAGGCAGAGCGATTGAAAGGCCGCTGGCGAGATCCAGAGGCTAAAGCCAAGATGCACGCAGCACGATGGACGGACGAGCATCGTGCTGCGCAAGCTGTCGGCCTTGAAGCGCGTAGGGAAAAGATTGCGGCCGCCATGACCCCCGAAGTCCGGGCGGCTCAAGGCTTAAAAATGAAAGCATATCACGCGCGAAAGAAAGCGGAGAAACTGGCCTCTATGACGCCCGCGCAAATTCAGGCAGAAATATTGGCGAAGAAAGCAAAGCGCGCGGCCTATGCCAAGAAACGCAACCTCGAACTCAAAGCACTATCACAGTCCGCTACCTAAACGCTATACTGCGGCGAATCCGATTCTTTACGGAAGACTGATTATGTCTAAAGTTGAATTTATTTATGGCAAGGGCGGCAAAAAGGTCATGATGGCCCGCCGCTACGCGGAGACTCTTCGCAAGCTGGGCCACGGCACATACGCCGATGACGGCTACAACACCCGCATGTTGTCCGCCGGCCCGCCTCCGGTAGCCGATGAACCGCGTGCCTCTGAAGCAGTGGCCGAGTTTGCCAAGGAACACGGCGTCGACCTGGATAAAGTCGTCGGCACCGGCAAAGATGGCCGAATCAAGAAGTCTGATATAGAAGCGGTAATCGCGGATCAGGATCTCGCCTAATGCGTATCTTCGGCCGAGAGCTGACATTCAAACGAGCGCCAGCCTCTGCCGTCAGTAGCAGTAGCTCCGGTGGATGGTATCCGTGGATTCGGGAGCCCTACACTGGCGCCTGGCAAAAGAACGATGAGTGGCGTGCTCCTACCGTGTTGGCGCATTACGCCGTATACGCGTGCGTCACCTTGATTGCTAACGACATCGGCAAGTTGCGTCCGCGCTTGATGCAACTGGACGCGAACGGTATTTGGACGGAGACGGCGAGCCCTGCGTTTAGCCCTGTGCTGAAAAAGCCAAACAACTACCAGAACCATATCCAGTTCAAGCAATGGTGGCAGACCTCCAAGCTTACCCACGGCAACGCCTACGGCCTGAAGCAGCGCGATCAGCGCGGCGTCGTGACGTCTATCTATTTGCTCGACCCGTGCCGCGTAACTGTTCTGGTGGCTGACAATGGCGACGTGTACTACCAGTGCAACGGCGATGACCTCAACGAACTAGGCAGCGAAGGCGTAACGGTCCCTGCATCCGAGATGATCCACGACCGAATGAATTGCCTGTTCCACCCCCTGGTCGGCATCTCTCCTCTGTACGCGTGCGCCTTAGCAGCATGCCAGTCGTTGAAAATGCAGAACGATAGCTCGACATTCTTCGAGAACGGCGCGCGCCCTGGCGGCATCCTGTCAGCCCCCGGCGCGATCAGCGATGAGACAGCGGCACGGCTTAAAGCACACTGGGACGCGAACTACACCGGCACGAACGCGGGCAAAGTGGCCGTGGTCGGTGACGATCTGAAGTTTCAGCAGATGCGCATGAGCGCGACCGACTCCCAGTTGATCGAGCAGTTCAAGCTGACTGCTGAAATGATCTGCACAGCGTTCCACGTACCGGGCTTCAAAGTTGGTGTAGGTCAGCAACCGGCCGGCCAAAAAGTAGCAGACCTTAATCAGATCTATTACTCAGACTGCTTGCAAAGCCTGATCGAAGAGTTCGAAGCTTGCATGGATGACGGTTTAGCACTGCCCGATCGATACGGCGTAGAGCTTGACCTCGACGGCCTCCTGCGGATGGACCTCGGCTCCCTGGTCGAAACCCTTAAGGTAGCCGTGGGAGCGGGCATTATGGCCCCAGACGAAGCCCGGAAGCGCCTCAACATGGCTCCGGTAGAAGGCGGCGCTTCCCCGATGATCCAGCAGCAGAACTATTCCCTGGCCGCCCTGGCAAAACGGGACGCCTCCGCAGACCCCTTCGGCACGGCGCAGCCCGCCACTCAAACAAGTCCGCCGGCCGCACCGCCAGAACCAACCGACGAACAAATCCAAGACAGCGCGAAAATGCTCGCTCTGCTGATCGAAAAGAGGCTCGCTAATGAACCTGCGTGAACTTGAAGCGCAAGCCGAATTCCTCGCGCCGGTTATCGCCGCAGCGGTGGCGAAGGCTGTTGCACCGCTGAACCTCGAACTGACCGACCTGCGCAAGTGTTTAGCCGATCGACCTATGCCAGTACAACATGATCCTGTCGATTTGGAAGCCTTGGCACAGTCCGCCGCGGCGCTCGTTGTTCTGCCTGAAGTGAAGGACGGAAAAGACGCGGATCAAGTAGACCTAGACGCCCTGGCTAAGGCGGCGGCGGATCTAGTGCAACTTCCGGAACCAGTGGAGCCGGACTTAGAAGCGATCGCCAAGCTTGTCGTAGTTCCTGAAGTGAAGGACGGCAAAGACGCGGATCCGGTCGACCTGGAAGCGCTGGCGAAGGCTGCAGCGGAGTTCGTCCAGTTGCCTACTATCGATATCGCTTTGCTTGCTGCGGAAGCGGCGAAGCTTGTCGACGTTCCTGAACCGATTCCAGGCAAAGACGCCGATCCGGTCGACCTTCAAGCCTTGGCGCGATCTGCTGCCGATCTGATCGTCGTTCCTGAAGTGCGCCAGGCTGAAGACGGGCGCGACGCGATCGACGTAGAGATCCTGCCGGCGATCGAGGAAGCGAAGCAGTATCCACGCGGCACTTACGCTGCGCACCGTGGCGGCCTGTGGAAGTCGTACGAGCGCACCCACGGCATGCGCGGATGGGAATGCATCGTGGATGGTATCGACGGCGTGAGCATCACGCAGGACGGCGACCGAGAGTTCTCGATTAAGCTGATGAAGTCCAGCGGCCAGGAAGTCGCGCAGAAGTTTGCGATGCCGATTCAGATCTACAAAGGCGTGTTCCGTGAAGAGCAAGCCTACGACGCCCACGACAACGTCACCTGGGCGGGTAGCCAGTGGACTTCGACCAAAGCCGAGAACACCGACAAGCCGGGCTCCAGCGACGCGTGGCAGCTAACAGTTAAAGCAGGGCGTAATGGCAAAGACCTCCGCGAGAACGCGAGCACCTTCGACCCGGCGAAAGGAGTGTCGTTAAAATGATGTATGTCACGCTTGACCGTGCTAAGCGACACCTGAACATGGATCACGATCAGGATGACGTATTGATCGAAGCGTACATTGGCGCTGCGTCCGAAGCGGTGAAGAACTATCTCAAGAGCGCTTCGCCGTATGAGGTCGAGCGTGACAGCAACGACGACCCGATCCTAGACAGTTCGGGCGATCCGACTTACGTCGTCGACAGCTCCGGCGATAAGCAGGTGAAATACGCTGTGCAAGCGGCCACGCTGCTGCAGCTTGGCTTCCTGTACAAAGACCGTGACGAGAACGCAGACGGCGCCTATGACATGGGCTACCTCCCAAAACCTGTTACCGCGCTGCTCTATGCGCTTCGTGATCCAGCACTGAGGTAAGTTGTCATGGCAGACAGATTTACACGAGCATTCGGCGGTTTTCTCCGACGTATCATCGACATGGGCGACGGCACGTTCTCAGAGCGCATTGTCGCGGCGCCGCCTCCGGATATGCTGGCCGGCGATCGCCTCAAAGTGGAACTCGACGAGCCGGTGGCAGTGACGCTTCCTGCTGCTATGGTGACTTCCGACAGGCTTAAGGTCGAAGTGGACGATCCGATCGACGTCGTATTGCCGGCCGCGATGGTTATAGCGAACCGTCTCCAGGTTGACGTTTCTCAGCCTGTAGCGATCACACATCCAGCCAATTTGGTTACGGGAACCTCAAAGCCACGCCTGCGTGTTGATCCGGGGCAAACCGGCTTCTTTGAAGGTCGGATGTTCCGTTCTTTCTTCAACGGCGTAATTCCTGTCGCGGGACCGACGGTACAGTTTCGATTTACCGCGCCGATAAACTTCATCCTGTGGACACAAACCTTGGAACTGACTCAAGGAGCGTTACAGCTCGAGGTTTACACAGGGGCTACGTCTTCCGGATCATGGACGGCGGTTCCCATCCTCGGGCTTAACCGTATGAGCGAAGCTCCGCTTCCGACTTACGTATCGCAAATCACTATAGAGACCGGCGGTAATTTTACCGGGGGCACACGGGTAGATTTTATGCAAGTTCGAGCTGCTGCGCAGAACAACACTGCCAGTAACGTCGGCCAAGAATTCAGCGAGAGGGGGTTGCCTGCTGCGGTATTCCACGGACGCCTATCGACCTTGGCGGGGGGCCTGACGGTCAATGATGCTGCGCAGTACGTTTACCGCCTCGCCTGGGAGGAGCGCCCATGAGCCGCGCCGGCCAGTACCGCCACCGGGTGGATATCCAAGACTGGACCGAAGTCCGCGATCCTGATACGGGCGGCTTTACTGAAGCTTGGGTAACCGTATTTGAGAACGTCCCGGCGCGCATTGCTCCGGCCAGCGGTCGGGAATTCCTGGCCGCAGCGGCGATCCAATCCGAGATCATCGCGCGCATCGTTATCCGCCAGCGCCCCGGCCTGAATGCCAAGCAACGCATTTTGCACAATGGCGATATCTACAATGTTCACGCGTGGCTGCCGGATCAGGAAAGCGGGCGCGACTATGTGAGCGCACCAGTATCTTTGGGCTTGAATCAAGGTTAGAATGTTCGGGTCACTTATTTGAGCTAAACGGATGTTTTACCACCCTCGGGTGCCAAGTTCGTGCACATTGACTGTGGTGTCTCGCGCCTGACCAAGCCGTGTAGAGGACGCCGGGTAGCCGTTTAAGATGCCGCTACCAATCGTAACTAGAAGCACGTGCGGCGAATGGCTTAATAATGCGTCTCTTCGGACAGCGGCCACCGTTTCGCATCACTGGAGTCGGGATCTGAGTTCCCGGACAAGTCCTACATGTAAGTCGATACCTGTATGCCATGGCTGTAAGCAACGTCACTCAGGGGCGCGCTACCAGAATAGGAACACCAGCCACGTGCAATCCTCTAAAACCTTCGTCTGCATCGCCTCCGGCCCAAGCCTCAACGCGCACGATTGCGAACGGGTCCGCGCCTCCGGCCTCCCTACAATCGCTGTGAACAACTCCTGGCAGCTAGCCCCATGGTGCGATCACCTTTACGCGGGTGATCTCGCGTGGTGGGATGCTTATATTAGTGAAGTGCCCGAAGGCTCTAAGCGGTGGACGTGTACCCGCCAGGCATCCGCAAAACACTCTTTGAACCTGCACACCGCTTACGGTGAATATAATTCGGGCTTGAGAGCGATCGAACTGGCCTTTCAGCTAGGCGCGGAACGCGTTTTGCTTCTCGGGTATGACTGCACGGTGCAAAGCGGTACGCACTGGCACGGCGACCATACCGATACGAAGAACCCCGACGAAGCGTTGTGCAGGAAGTGGAACAAGCAACACACCCGGTTAGCGCGGAAGGCTGACGTCGTGAATTGCAGTAGAGAGACTTCGCTTTCAGCGTATCGTTTAGGCATGTTGGAAAAAGAGTTGCAAAAGGTTGTTGACACTTGTGATGCGAGTGACTAGAGTTCGGGTCGTAGGGAATGCGCAGGCTGATGCGATAAGCGTGATAGGTGACCGGATTTCTAGACCGGGTGACAGGATCGCCTAATTGTGTAGCTCACCGGTAGAGCGGCTCTCGAAAGGGGCGCGTTGCGGGTTCGACTCCCACCCAATTGATCCGGAGTTCAGCGCCGGAACCTACAAAGAATTTGACCAGGTAGTGTAATTGGCAACATGCCGGCCTCCAAAGCCGTGCGTTCTAGGTTCGAGTCCTAGCCTCGTCGCCAGTCAACCAGCGCCAAAAAGAGGACTCGGAGCCTCGATAAAAATTCCGAGGCCTATTCCCGTCGTGCCCTCCTTGACCCGCTTCGGCGGGTTCTTTTTGAACGAGGTTTTATGATCATCCACTGTCACCGCGGCTTAGGCGACAACATCTACGAACGCGCCTTCATCAAGCAGCTTCCGAAACCGGTATACCTCGACACACCCTGGCCGGAAATCCACGCAGGAATTGAAGGCGTTCACTTCATCCGTCCGCAAACCACGCTGCGCACCCAGGCGAAGAACATCGCGCGCCATGCCGATTGGGTAATGCCGCCGACGCGCCAACCTACCCGACAGATCCGCTACGGCGCCGAGGGCATCATTCCCGGCATGACAGCGTGCTTTGGCGTAATGCCGGGCGTGTTCGACCTCCCACCGCTTCCACCCTCTCCTGAGCGAGGTAAGTACGTTGTCGTGCGGCCAGCTACAGTGCGCAGTGAGTGGCGGGCGGATACCCGCAACCCTGACCCCGAGTACATCGCGTGGGCGGCTGCTGAAGCCATGCGCCGTGGGTATCGAGTGATTAGCGTAGCCGACCTAGTAGATGGCGTGGAGTGGGCCGTAGAGCCATTACCACACGCAGACAAGCGATACCACAAAGGCGAACTGCCGGTCGAACAACTGTTGTCGCTCGTCGCTAACGCCTCGGCGGTGATCGGCGGCATTGGCTGGCTGGTGCCGGCTGCGCTCGCGGCTAAGGTTCCCGCGTGGATCATCTGCGGAGGCCAAGGCGGCTTCAATGCGCCGGAGCTAATCTGCCCTTCCGGTAGTACAATTACCTTCGCGGTGCCGGACAACTTCTGCCGGTGCAAACTGAAGCAGCATGGCTGCGATAAGAGGATTTCAGATTATGACTCAAAGCTTGCCCAGTGGGCTGACCGACACCTTCGTTTGGAGCCCTGAAAAGGGCTTCGGATGGCATAGCTCGCCACCGATGACCTACAGCGGTGAATACTTCGCCCATTACCAGAAGCTCGACGAAACGCCCATGGGCGGCCTGCTGACCAAAGCCCGACTGAAACTGGTCGAGAAGTACACGAAGGCCTGTCTAGGCGTCGACATCGGTATCGGCGGCGGGCGCTACGTCAAAGAGTCGTGGGGCGACGGCTATGACGTGAGCAGCGAAGCGGTTGAGTGGCTAAAGCAAACCGGCTCCTACAAAGACCCCTACTCCGAAAAAGTTTCGCACGTCACCTGTTGGGATAGCCTGGAGCACATCCCGGAACCCGAAAAGCTTTTGGCGCAGGTCGACGACTGGTTCTTCGTTTCGCTGCCGTTGTGCGACTCTGCGGAAGAATGGCTAGCCTCCAAACATTTCAAGCCTGGCGAGCATATTTTTTACTGGTCTTTGCCGGGTTTCATAAACTGGGTTGAGGCGCTCGGCTTTCAGGTTATGGAAGTCAATCATGCCGAGACGGATTTAGGCCGCGAGGGTATTACATCGTTTGCGTTTAAAAGGTTATCCTGATAACCATTAACCGATAGGCCTCTCGTAGAAGCCCAAATCTTTCGGTGTTGTAGTCAAAGCCGCCTCCCTAGGGCGGCTTTTTCTTGCCTGTGATAAACTCCGCTCAAACCGAGGGCGACGACATGGCCGATTGGATCACATACAAGCTTAAGGGCGCTGACGAACTGTCGAGGATCTTTAAGACCCTGCCCCAAAAGCTGCAACGCGAAATTGTTGTGCCCGCCGCGAAGGAAGCGATGCAGATCGTGTTAACAGATGCTAAAGACCGTGCGTCTGCCCTGGATAACCCAGAGACGCCGAATTACATCCCGAAGAACCTGGACATGATTGAAGATAAGAAGTATTTCGAGGAGACGGGCTCGACCAAGGTATCCGTCGGTGTACGCAAACGGAAACGCGGCGTAGGCGGCGGCAACACTTATTACGCAGCTCTTTTCCTTGAATTAGGGACCAGTCGCAGCCGCGCACACCCTTTCATGCGTAACGCGTTGAATCAGAACCAGCAGGCCGTGTTTCAAGAATTCCTTAGCGTCGCCAAACTCAAATTAATTGACCTCGGGCTCAACTGATGGATACTCCATTCTTCAACGTGTGCAAAGCGGATACGGCCGTCCAGGCATTGCTCGGCGGCGCACTCCCCCGAATTTATCCGTTTGGGGCCAGTCCGCAGAACGTCGTAAAACCCTACGTCGTCTATCAGTGGATCGACGGTGACCCGTTCAACACGCTGAACTGCCGGCCTAAAGCAGACCGCGCAGTGCTCCAGGTGGATGTGTACGGCACCACCGCGCAGTCAAGCTCTACAGTCGCCGAAGCGATACGCTACGCCGTGGAAATGGACTGTCACGTAACGTCCTATAAGGGCACCGACCGCGAGCCGGACACCCTGCTTTACCGAACAGGGTTCGACCTCAACTGGTTAGTCAATCGCTAATTTGCGAAACCCCCGCCGCATGGTATGCTTCCGCCGAACGTTCCCCACTTCCACGAGGCTACACCATGACCATAAAAGCACAGGGCAGCGACCTGGTTGCCATCGACCCAGCAACAGGCACCCTGTTGGACGTGGGTTGTATCACCTCTATCGACGGCATCGACACCGCCATCGATCAAATCGAAACGACCTGTCTCAACGACCTGGCGCGCACCTACGAAGCCGGCCTAGCCACTCCGGGCGCGGCTACGTTCGGTTTGCAGTTCGACCCTTCCGACCCGGCGCACATCCGATTGCACCAGCTGAAGACCGCAGGCACCACGCTGAAGTGGGCTATCGGTTTCTCGGACGGCACCACACTGCCAACTGTTGGCACTGATAGTTCCGGTGATGACGAGTTCGTTTTGCCGCCAACCCGTAGTTGGATCGTTTTCGAGGGCTACATGAACAGCTACCCGTTCACCTTCGGCTTGAACACCATGGTCACCTCGACCGTCGGCATTCAAGTGTCCGGCGAACCGGTTCTCATTCCTAAATCGTCGAGCTAATCCATGGCCTTCAACCTTAAAGACCTCGTGGAAGCCGGCGCTTTTGTTAGCGCCGCTGAACCATTCGTGAAGCGCGAAATCAAGTGGCACAACACCGAAGGCGTAGAGCAGATAGCTGAAATCTACGTGCGACTGGCGTCGTACCACACGATTACGAACACCTGGAAAGCTGCTGAGGGTAACCAGGAACACCTGGCTGCACGGATCGCGACCATGGTGTGCGACGAGAATGGCGGTCCGGTCTTCACGACTGCTGATGTACTCGGCACCGCTTCCCCGGATCGCGGTCCGATCTGCGACACGCTGTTCCTGGCCTTGATCTCTGCGGTTAACGAAGCACAATCAGCAAAGACGAGCCCCCGGAAGACCTCTGGTTCGAACTAGTTATGAACGGTATCGGCGGTCGCACGATCGCCGAAGCCCAACAGAACATGTCACTGGTCGAAGCGCGGCAATGGGCTCGTTACATGCAGCGCCATGGGGGTCTGAACATCGCTGAACGCATAGAGCAGGCCGCCGCGCTGATCTGTACTACCGCCGCGCAGCTGATGGGCAACAAGAAGGTAAAGGTCGCAGATTTCATCCCTAACCGGGAATCTGACGACGAACTGAAAATCGCCACACCGCAAGATTTCATGCGGGTGTTGCAAGCATCCAGGAAGCCCTAGCAATGAGTACGGCCAGTCTTGGGCAGTTGACACTGGATCTCGTCGCGAATACCGCCGGCTTCGAGAGAGGCATGAATCAGGCCGAACGGGCTTTGAAGTCCGCCACCAAAGAGGCGAATTTTCAAGCTCAGGCTCTTGACAAGCTGATCGGTCAGATCGACCCTACGGTTGCCGCGTACTCCCGCCTCGACAGGATGGAGCAGCAGCTAGAGGCCCACCGCAAGGCGGGGCGGCTTCCTACTGACGACTATGAGGTCTACCGCAAGAAGCTTGAGGAGACCCGCAATTCCTTGGCGGCGACCGATAAAGCTATCGGGGCGAATACCAGAGGCTTCAATCAGCAGGGTATCTCGGCCAAGGCAATGGCCGCAAACCTTCGAAACGTTCCGGCCCAGTTCACCGACATAGCCGTCTCGCTCCAATCGGGACAGGCGCCACTTACTGTCTTCCTGCAACAGGGCGGCCAGCTCAAGGACATGTTCGGCGGCATCGGCCCCGCGGCGAAAGCCCTCGGCGGTTACGTTCTCGGCCTGATCAATCCCTTCACTATCGCAGCTGGTGCTGCGGCTGTGCTCGCCCTGGCCTATAAACAGGGCAGTGACGAGACAACAGCTTTCAGCAGCGCCCTAGCGACGTCCGGTAACACCGCCGGCACCACTACTGCGCAGCTTTCGGACTTGGCGCAGCAGATCTCCCTAACAGGCGGCACTGTCGGCAAAGCTTCGGGCGTTTTAGCCCAACTGGCCGCATCGACACTCATCCCGAAAGAAGCGTTTGAAGGTATCGCGGTAGCAGCTATCGCTTTCGAGAAGGCGACAGGACAAGCGGCAGAAGAGACGGTCAAGAACTTCGAGAAGATCGCCAAAGATCCGGCGGCGGAAATTCTCAAGCTTAACGAAACCATGAACTTCCTGACGGCCACGACTTACGAGCACATCAAAGCGCTCCAAGAGCAAGGCAACGTGCAGGAAGCGGCAGCAGTAGCTAACACCGCCTACGAGGAAGCGCTCGGGCGCACGGCTACGGCTGTGCAGAAGAACCTAGGGACCTTAGAGACCGGATGGAACGCCGTTAAGAGCGCAGCTAAGGCCGCATGGGATGCCGCTCTTAACATCGGTCGTGAAGACACCCTCGATCAGCAGATCAAGAAGCTTGACGATCAGCTCAACGCAATCGCCAATGCTCGCGCGAACAATAATACCCGCGGTAATGGCGTCGCGCCGGCGGATGATTTCCGTGAACAAGCTCTCGAAGCCGACAAAACCCAAAAGCTGATCCTGAAAAACGAACAGGACCGCCGCGCCGCATCGAAAGGCTTTCAGCAGGAGCAGCAAGCTACCGCACTACGCGACCAGGTCGAACTGGATAAGCTGCGGCGAGAGACTGAAAGCAACGCAGATAAACGGGCGCGGGAGCTCGGCCAATATCGTGAACTGGTCGAACGTCGGGTAACTGCGGCCAGTGCTTCCGGCGATAAATCTTTGCTCATTTCTGCAGAGCGGCAAGCGAAAGACATCGCCGCGATTAACGAAAAGTACAAAGATCCCGCCGTCAAAAAGACTCCCGCCGTTCGTGAAGACGCCGGCCAGAAAATGCTGGACACACTACGTCAGCAGAATGCGGCGCTTCAGCTTCAATCGGATTCGGTAGACGAGCAAACCGGCAAGTATAAAACGCTCGGGGCGCAAGCGCAGGAACTGGCTAAATTCCAGCAGCAGATCGCTGATATCAAGTCGAAAGACATTCAGACGGCCGACCAGAAATCGCTGCTCGCTAACGAGGCGCTTATCACGGCGCAGCTTAAGCGCAACGTGGCTCTCGAGCAGGAAGTCGCTGCGCGCAAAACTAGTTACGAAGAGGCGCAGAAGCTTCAGGCGTTCCAAGACACGCAAGATTCGAAACTGAGCAGCGCGCAAGATGTGCTGAACAGCCAGCTGACTGGGCTAGGGCAAGGCAACAAAACGCGGGACCGACTCAAGGAAGACATTTCGATCCGCAAGGAATATCAATCCGAGCTAAGCCGCCTAGAGGCCCAGCACAACAAAGGGCAGATCAGCGACGACCTGTTCGCTCAAGAAAGCACCAAGCTTCAAGAGTCTCTCGCCGCCCGCGTCGTCATGCAGCAGGACTACTACAACCAGGTTGACGAAGCGCAGGGTTCGTTCTTCCTCGGCGCCTCTGAAGCATGGGCGAACTACGCGGATACGGCTCAAAATTATAGCCAACAAGCTGCGGACTTCGTTTCAGGAGCCCTGGACGGCTTAACCAGTAGCACAGCGACATTCCTTGACAGCATCATTCGCGGCACCAGCAGCGTAGGGGATGCGTTCGCCCAGCTCGGACTAAGTATGCTGAATTCTATCGTCGGTGCTCTGGAGAAGATGGCCGCGCAATGGATCGTGTACCAAGCTGTGCAACTGCTAACGGGTAAAGCCGCTCAAGCCGGCGCGGCGGGCATCCTGATCGCGAATGCCCAGGCTACCGCCTTCCAGGCATCACTGGCGGCGTTCGCTTCGACTGCCGCAATTCCTATCGTCGGCCCTTTCCTTGCGCCAGGGGCCGCAGCTGCAGCCGCCTCATTCGCGGCCCCCTTGGTCGCCGGCGTCGCCACCTCAGCACTGGCGGGCATGGCGCACGACGGTATCGACTCCGTGCCGCAGACCGGCACCTGGCTGCTCCAGAAAGGGGAGCGCGTGACCACAGCACAGACCAGCGCCAAACTGGACAAGACGCTGAACGATATAAAATCGCCAACCGGAACCGGCAGCACTACGGTAAACTTGATCGAAGACGCATCACGCGCCGGGCAATCTCAAGAACGCACCGGCGACCAGGGGGAGAAGATGATTGACGTATTCGTAGCGGATCTGCTGGGCGATGGTCGCTCCGCTGACGCGATGAGCCGTAAGTTCGGTTTGCAGACGGCGGGCCGCTGATGCCAATTCCAGTCTACCCGGAAGGGCTGCCATGCCCGCTGCGGGAGAACTACGCGTTCACGCCGGTCAACAATATCCGTCGCACGCCGATGGACAGCGGACGGGCTCGCCAGCGTATCGAGTTTCGCAACGTTCCGACCATGGTTTCGCTACGCTGGATTATGACTTCGCCGCAGGCATCGTTGTTTGAAGCGTGGGCCGCGCAGGTTGTCGGAGCCGGATGGTTCGAAATCGAGCTGCTTACACCTTTAGGTTTCGATACCCAAGAGGTAAGGTTTACGGAAACCCCAGTAGGCGGCGAGCTAACGGGTAAATTCCTTTGGAAGTATCAGGTTAACTGTGAAGTAAGGAATCGACCTTTGCTCCCACCGGATTGGGCAGAGCTACTGCCTGGCTACATTCTGCACGCTGACATTTTCGATTACGCGATGAATCGCGAATGGCCTTTAAACCCGTGGCAGGCTTATGCAGACGCTATGGATTCAGCAATTAACGAGGACTGGCCGCAGCCATGAGTACTTATAATACGGGCAACCCCGTTCCTTCGACTGACCCCCGCGACCTTGACGACAACGCTACGGTGTTTGACAACCTGGCGAACGGCACGTCAGCGAGCTACGCAGATCGGCTCGGTGTCCAGCGTAAAAGCTGGTATCAGATGGAGCAAGACGCCCTTGCGCTGATCAGTCCGAATATCTCGGCGCTGGCAGGGTTGACGGGCGCGGCTGATCGTCTGGCGTACTTCACTGGTGTCGGTGCGATGGCGCTTACGCCTTTGACGGCGGTTGCTCGGGCGTTACTGGATGACACGACCGTTATCGCACAGAGGGCAACCCTCGGGCTAGTAAAAACAACTTCGGCCACTGACGCCACGGCCGGCAGCGTGTTGCAGGTCGGTGACTTCGGTTTAGGGGGCATGGGCCCGGCGATCACAGATTATAACGCTGTCAGTGCTTCCGGATTTTACCGCGCTTTGGATACCGCGACCAACGGTCCCGGTTTTACCGGGGTGTTCCTGCATATGCAATACGGATCTTCCGGGCAAGCGTCAGCTCAGATATTTCTAAGGTCTACTTCGGCGAACGCGCCTCTAGTGTATCGCACCAAAAGCACAGCCAGCGCGTACACCTCTTGGCAGTCTACAGCAAGTGCCGGCGCTAACACTGATATCACCAGCCTGGCCGGCCTGACTACGGTACTCAGCATCGCCCAAGGCGGCACCGGACAGTCCACTACCGCTGCGCATCTTGCCGCTTTGCAGACAGCCGGGGCCTACGGCAAAACGAACATCCTAGGCACGGTTAGCCAAGCATCGGGCGTTCCGACAGGAGCTGTTGTGGAGACCGGCACAAATGCTAATGGCACTTACACTAGGTATGCGGATGGTACAATGGTTTGTACTCGCAGTGTTTCGGTCACAGTGGCGCTTAACGCCGCCTTCGGCGCACTCTTCTGGGGTGGTTCGGTGACAGCGGCAGCTACGATGCCCAGTACTTTTATAAGTGCTCCGGTAGTAAGTATAACTGTAACCTCAGCCGCTACGTTCACGGGATTTGTCTCAGGGCTCGCTGCCCCTGGAGTGTCATCCTGGCCCGCATGCTACCTGGTTGAGATATTCACCAGAGCTTCGCAGACATACCTATTGAACTATGTTGCGATAGGAAGGTGGTTTTAATGGTTGATAAAAAGCAGCTACAGGACACCATCAAACTCACGGCTATCGGTCACTGGTTTTAGTCGTTCGCTGAAACATTTTTCTACGGGAATTCTATAGAATGACCAACACCTACAGCACCGACAACCCTATTGGGTCTACCGCGGTCAAAGACCTCTACGACAATGCCTCGAATTTTGACGAAGGCGTGAATTCTCTATCGCCGGCCTTTTACGACCGATTCAATCGCCGTCGTGAAACCTGGGCAGGCATGGAGAAAATGGTTAATGACTTCCTAGAGGCCATGGGCTTCGAGCCGACTCACCTCGTATACGTTGACGGAACGCCCTTGTCCGTTCTGCGCCCTACTCAACTGGTTGACCGCGCAGGCCTGACGTATAAGGTTAAGCAGCCCGCTAGTTTCCCTGTTACGCTTTCTGGAACATGGGCTTCTGATTCAAGCCTTCTAGTTGAAGTGGCTGAGGCAGAATTACGGGCGGACTTAGCTAACGCTAGTGACCCGCAAAAGGGGTCTTCTCTTATCGCGCGGGGGGCTCAAGTAATCGACTCAATTGCGGCTCTGAGAGCGTTAGCGAAAACCTCGCCTTCTCAGTTCGCTTTCGTTACGGGATATTACACCCTCGGGGACGGAGGGGGCGGCGCGTACTACCTAGACTCAGCGGACATCAGTTCTGCCGATAATGGAGGCTCGCTGATCGTGGCGACAGACGGCGCGCGTTGGAAGATGGTGCGGTCGGCTCCGCTAACGGCGCGCCAGTTTGGTGCTAAAGGCGATGGGGTAACCGACGATTCAGCTGCGCTCCAAGCATGGGCGTCGGCAATCGGAGCTGACGCAGGCCGATGGGATTCGGGAACCTTCTTGGTTAACTCAACGGTGACCTTCCCCGCCGGTGCCAAGGTTACGGGCGCAGGCATCGGTGCAACCACGGTAAAGCACGGCCCCTCTCTCCCGTCGTCGTCCGCGATGCTCATACTTAGCAGCGCAGGCGGTTGTATTCTTGAGGACGTTTCCCTAGACGGGAACGCCTCGGGTGCGATCACTTCGATTACCGCTGAGATCGCAATGGGGTCGTCTGGCTTGCGCAACATTCTACGCAGGACCCGCGTGTTTAACTGCACGCGGATAGGCGTAGAGTGCGCGGGCGCGGGTCTGATCCAAGACTGCACACTGACAGGGCCAAACTCAGCGACGGTCAACGGTACTTTTGGCGTATGGGCGGACGTGTCCACGGCAGAGTGCACCGTAACTAACTGCATAATCTCTGACTGGCGCCTCAACGGTGTTTTCTCGGGGGGCATCACAAACGTATTCAATTGCACCTTCAGTAACAACCATTTGCAAACCTCCCCGGTGGGCGGCGGCCAGGTCGCTTCAGGTTCCACGCTCTCATCTTCAATAGTTTCCGGCAATACGTTTAAGGCCGCGCTCGGCGGCGCTGCCAGCGGTATAGAGCTTGATAACGGAGCGACTCAGGTTGTCGGTAACAAGTTCTTCGCACATAGCAAGTTCGGTGTAATCTTACAATCTACAGACGGGCATGTTGTTAGTGATAACGAATTCGTTGGGAACGCCGGAGCGGGTAGCGTTGCCATCCAGGTTAACGCGGGGCTCAATGGTTTCGTGATCTCAGGCAATAGGGTCATAAGCTGGGAGACAGGTATCAAGGTGGCATCTGGTGCCGGCAATTACTACGTGATCTCGGGTAATACCTTGCTCGGAAATACTACGCCGATGACTGACTCCGGCACCGGGTCGGAGAAAGTAGTTACGGGGAACAGTAACTACTTAGTCTCTACGGCGATTCCCGTAGGGGCTTCACCGTTTTCCTACTTCAACGCTAGCGGATCGTCCTTAAGCGCTAGCGTTTTTGGTGGTACTGTATCGTCTATTACTCTTAACGGGAGGCCGGCAGCTGTGAACACCGACCGAGTCATCTATATGCCCCGCAAGACTACCCTAGTTATAACGTACTCCTCGCCGCCATCCCTCGAGGTTAACGGAGAGTGAGCATAATCCTTGCTGAAGTTAACGCGGGGGCCAACGAGCGCCTTGATGAGATTATCAGGACGCTCGAGCTTGTCAGCGACGCATGGTCAGAATCTGTGCTCATCTGCACCGGGTTCGAGGACATCACGGCGGTTACAGAAGACGCCCGCACGGTGACGTTCATCGGGGCGAACATCGACATCGCCTTGGCGGCCAAGAACAACAAAGGGAATCAGACCTTGGCCTTCGCGGTGGATAACACCACGGGTGAAGCGTCACGATTGATCGACCAGGCGGTTGAAGCTAAGGCTCGTGTAACAGCGATCTATCGCACGTACCTTAGCGGCAACCTCCTGGCGCCGGCGGAGAAGCCCTATGTGCTGACACTGCTATCTGGATCGATCCAAGGGCAGGAGGCGCAGTTGCAGACGGGATACTTCAACATGATCGGTGTCGCATGGCCGCGAGCGTTGTACACTGTCAACTTCGCGCCTGCGCTCAGGTACATCTGATGGACTTCGTGAATAAATATTTGTCATGCACCTATGAAGACGGTGCGCGGGGTCCTGAGCGCTTCGACTGTTGGGGTTTATGCAGAACCGTACGTCACTACGAGCTAGGCAAAAGGCTACTGGCCGAATATGGAAGCCTGCGCAACACCGCCCCTCGCGAATTCACTAAGGCCTACGAAGCTGAATCATCCGTGATGGAGCTATGCGAACCCGAACCGGGCGCTATCGCTTCCGTGCTGATCGGCCGCATCTGCGTTCATGTAGCCGTGGTTATTGATTCCCCCGATGGACTGCGCATCTTGGAGATCAACCCGGCGCGCGGTCCTCGCTGCTTGCCGCTGCACAAGTGGCTGCGCGACCACTCAACCGTGACTTTTCATCGAGACCGCCCATGATTGAGGTTTACGCCAGTCGCCTGTCTGACGAAGGCAAAGAGACGTACAAAGTGCGGTCGCGCCAAACCTTGGCCGAGTGGATGTATCGCCACGGGATCAGCAAACGAACTGATTTGAACAAGCTGGCGATCAGCCTCTACCTTAACGGTGAACGCTTGTTGCCGCGCCAGTGGCTAACTACGCAATTCAGCGCGGCGGACAACGTAGAGATTTATCGCGAGCCGAAAGGCGCGGACCCTTTCACAATTACTTTTGCGCTTATTTTTGCCGCCACTGCCGTTATCGGGCTGCTTATGCCAAAGCTGCCGGGTATGCCGAATAACAGCTCAGGGCCCCAAGGCAAGGCCTTAGATCAGGCGAGCAGTAAAGGCAACAGAGTAAAGATCAACGATGTTAGGCCTGAGCTGTTCGGTTACAACCCCCAGCGCTACCCGGACTACTTAGTGCCACCCCGTGCCTACTTCGCGGCGCCTCGAGAACCCCGCACGGAGATGTGTCTAGGCGTAGGGCAGGGTTCGTACAACATCGACCTGGCGACGGTCAAGACCGGCGAGACGCCGCTACTCACCTTAGGAGCGGACGCGACATTTTCGATTTACGCCCCTGGCGCTGATATCTCTCCTGATCCCGCACACTACTTCTGGTACACCGCTCCGGAAGTAGGGGCGAGCAATACAGGCGCGTCAGGGCTGGAGCTGACGGTTGAATCAACGCTTACAGGATCGGCGACGGCTTCTGTTTTCACGTTCAACAGTGACGTGGTAGGCATCCCGACGGGGGCCGGAAGCTTCCCCGCAGATTGGGTAGCAGGCACTTTGCTAAACGTCGCCGCTCCGTACAATTACACGATCGATGACGGCACCGGCGTAGGCGGGAGGGACGTGATAAACGGCCCGATTGCCCAGCACAACTTCATCGTGGGCGACACGATTCAGATCAATGGGCAGAACCAAGGGTTCTATGTTGTCAGCGCGGTCACCTCGACCACGTTGCAGGTGGACTATGAAGGGGGTGCCCCCGGCACTGGGCTCGTAACCGGACCAGTCGTCATGGCGATGTCATACCGCGGGATGCGTTTCCGGGTGCTGTCGTGGTCCGCGCAAGCCTTGCAAGTCAAGCGTATCAAATCCGGCGGGACTGATGACAGCTCTTGGCCGGGCTGGGATAGCAACTCGTCAAACGTAGGGCAAGTGCTGCTAGACAGTTCGAACTTATCCGGCGGCTACCGAGGGCCCTTCCCCGCATGCCCTTCCGGCGAAGTGGTGACCGCAATCGAAATTGATATTTTCTACCCGAGTGGGATCGTATTCCTAGACGCGAAGGGGAATTACAACTCCTTGGTAGCGTATCAGTCCTTGGAGTACCGCGACATGGCGCTAGGCGGCGCTTGGACGGCGTCGACTATTCAAGCGACGGACAACACTCTCGATGCGCAGGGGTATACGTACAGAATAAATTTGCCGTACGCGATGCGCCCTGAGGTTCGGCTGAAGAAGATATTCGTTAACCAGGGCAGTGGTGACCCTGATAAAGAGCAGAATGACACTATGATGTGGCTGCGGCTCAAGGGCCTTATGGCCTCGTCCTCCCCGACTAGCTATGACGGTATGACGGTTATGACGTGCGACATCCGGGGCGGAGATCGTATTTCGTCTCAAAGTGAAAGTCTGATCAACCTGGAATGTACACGCATCCTACCTGTGCTTCGTAGCGGGGTATGGGCCGCGCCGGAGCCAACGCGTGAGATATCCGCAGCGGTCGGCCATATCATCCGCAGCGTAGGCTACTCCGATACAACTGATATTGATTTAGTCGAGCTGGATCGGTTGGAGTCCACCCGGTGGGCACCAAGGGGCGATACCTACGATCGGATTGTGTCCGATGCTAAGACAGTAAAATCGAATCTACTGGACGTGTTGCAAGTAGGTTTCTCGGAATTAACTATTGACCGGGGTCTGCTCGTGCCCGTCCGTGATGAACCGCGCGGTCCTGCGTTTGATCATTTCTACAATCCTCAGATCATGATGGAGCCCTTGTCCTACGACTTCGTGATGCCTGATCAGCCGGACGATTTCGACGGCGTGGACGTGGAGTACTACGACCATACGACTAGGCAGAATGAGACCGTTGAATGCCGGCTACCTGGCGACGCAGGGGAGCGTGTCGAGAAGTTAAAGCTGGAAGGCGTAGGCGTTCGGTTCCGTGCGTGGCGCTGGGGCATGCGCCGCCGCCGCGGACATTTGTACCGCCAACGTGAATATTCGTTCAAAACAGAACTGGACGCGCTGAACAGCAGTTACTTCGACTATGTGGCACTGGGGGTAACAACCCCCGGCTACGGACAGAGTGCGGAGGTCGTCGGCTTCACGGAGGGCCCACCAGTAACGCTCGAATCGTCCGAACCCCTGGACTGGTCTGTGCCGGGCGTTTACAAAGTGCTGGTACGTCGTAAGGACGGCACCGCATCGGGTCCGTACGTCGCCACGCGTGTTGATGACTATTCGTTCACGATCCCAACCCTGGACTTTGTGCCGGACCTGTCGGGCACGATCGATACGCCGCCGATTATCCAGTTCGGTCACGAATCAAAATGGTGCTTCCCCGCGCTGATTACCGACGTCAGTCCAAGCGGCACGCGGACATGCAGCGTAAAGGCCGTGAACTATGACGAACGTATGTACCTGGACGACGATGCGTTTCCACCGTGATACACTATGCCATCATAAACGGACCCATAGGGACTGAGCGATGTTCGACCAGTGTTCTCGCGACCTCTCGCTACTCTGCCTTATGGCCGCCGCGATTCATCCGTGGGCCGCAGCAGGTGCGGCATTCGGTTGCTGTTTCTTCCTGGCTGCGCCGATGGCCACCTCGGGGTGGAAGCGCTTAAAGCTGGGGCTGTTCTCCTTCGGTCTCGGGTACGCGGGCGGCGTGTTCTGCTATGGGGGAGGCCCCCCGTGGAGCGAGAAAGCCATGCTGGTAGCTGCGGCACTTTCTGCGCTTGGCGCAGTCCTATTTACAGCGTTCTATTACGTGATCGACAAAAGTGGCCCTCTGCCAGCTTGGCTTGAATCTATTCTCGATCGCATCCCGATGTTAAAGCGCCGGAGTGATACAGATGGAGTTTGAGACGATCCTACGAGTAGTCTGTGCGTTAGGCTACTTCGGAACCTTTATCATTATCGCGTCATACCACCCGCGGCAGTCGAGCTGGCGACCGGGGGTTTCCCTCTTCGCCGTAGGGCTCGCCGGTAGCTCAGCGGGGCTCGCCGTCATAGTGGCTATGGGATTGCTACAGCAAGTCATAGGCTCGCTCCTATGGGCTCTCTGCGCCCAGTGCCTCTGCGTATTCGCCCTAGTCGCCAGGTGCCGCGGTAATCTCGCTAAGCTGCTGCCTCGGTTCAAACAACGGAGGCCTGTCTGATGGAAGCCTCAACTCTCGCCCGCGCAATGACTATCCCCCTCGCCCGCGCCCAAAAATGGGCCGACGCTCTCACCGCAGCTATGGCCGGCGGACAGATCAATACCAGATTGCGTATCGCTGCCTTCCTGGCGCAGATCGGCCACGAGAGCGGTTCTTTGGTTTACTCCAAGGAACTCGGCGGCCCGAGCTACTTCGCCAAGTACGACGGACGCAAAGACTTAGGCAACACGCAGCTGGGTGACGGTGCTAATTTCTGCGGGCGCGGCTTGATCCAGGTCACAGGACGGACGAACTACGGGAAGTGCAGCCAAGCGCTGTTCGGCGACGATCGACTGCTACGTAAACCGGATCTTCTGGAGGTGCCCGACTGGGCAGCGAAGTCGGCTGTTTGGTTCTGGTCGACTCGCAACCTGAACAACCTCGCAGACGGCGGACAGTTCACCGATATCACTAAAGCGATCAACGGCGGCACGAACGGTCTTGAGGATCGCAAAGCCCGGTACACGCTCGCCCTGAGTGTACTGACGTGAACTCCGCATACGGCTACGCGCTGGCGCTTCTGGTAGGCGCTGCCGGTTCGTGGTACGTCCAGGGGTTGCGCTGGGAGACGGATGTACAGGAACGCGATCTGGCAACCGCTACGGCGATCAACGCGAACGTGGACGCGGTGAACCAACAGCTAATCGCGTCACGCGCACGGACAGAAGCTATCCGACAAACCTTCATCGAGTACAAGGCGGGTAAAGAAAATGAGACGAGTTCTCTTGAGCGGGCTGTTGCTGATGGCACTAAGCGGCTGCGTGTCAAAGCCAGTTGTCCAGCAGTGCGCGCCGATGGAGCCATTCCCGACGGAGCTGTCAGCGGAACCGCAGAACTTGACGCCTCTGTTAGATCGGATTATTTCGAATTGAAGCGAGGACTCGACCGGCAGTTTGCCGAGTTGCGGTTCTGCCGGTCGGAATTGATGAAGCGTTCAGCTAAGTAAATTCTTTCGGGACTGTAATCGTATCCCCGAACTTCGTAGCTACGATTGCTTGGCACGCAGCGATAAGAGCGTGATCGCAAGCGTCAGTAGAATACTGATCACCTCCTCCGTAATAGATGTTCGCCAACCAACGTTCAGACCTCTCCGTGCCTTCTTTCCCTTCGTGCGCTTCAGGCGTAATAGCCACTTGGAAGCTTTGAACGAGAGGGCCGCCGAAATCCCAATCGGAGGAATAGCACGGCGGGATGTTGTGCCAACGGTTGGTGTAGCCGTCGCTATTGAAGAACAGTTTCTCGGCGTCGTTTAGCACCATAGCGACGAGGCAATCCAAAAGCCTGCCGCGTAGGTCGGTTGTTTTTACTTCTACCGTTTCACTCACAGTAATACTCCTCTTCCTCAGTTGCATTTTGCGCAGCGGCTGTCGCCTGGCAGATAACCTGGGCGTCCTGCGTGAAGTACGCGGCCACTGGCTGGGGCGCAGCGCCGGGGAAAGCGATCACGTAAAGCATGGCTAGGATTTTCATTTGCCGCCCCACTGCTTTACCTTGATTCCGTGGACGAGCAGCGCTTCGGTAACGCCTTCGCGATAGAGCGGAAACAGATGCGGCAGGTCTACGCGAATTACTGCGCGGGAAGCTTGCCAGCCCCACCAAGCGGCCTTCGTTGTACTGCTGATGTACGAACCCTCTAGGGTATCGAACAGCCTTTTCACGGAGTTGATCCCCGCGCGAATCTGCATTTCGGTATAAGCCGCTTCGAACTCTTCACGCATTTTATCAGTCATTTCGCTTCACTCCTTTTCGCGGCCCGCACCATGCGAGCGCCGAAGAATTCGACTTTCTCAGCGTTGTACAACGCTTTGTTGTCCGCCTTTACCGCGCCGCCCATGCGGCCAGTGCAGGTACGCCAGATCGCTTTAAACGCTTCACCTTCCGCGAAGGTCATACCAAGCGCTTCGATAATGTCGATGCTCTCGGCGGTGTACGGTTCGCCTTTGGAAATGGGATCAGCGACGTGGCATTTGTAATAGTCGACGCTGCCGCCGGTTTTCTGTTGGGTCATACTAGGTCTTCCTTTTCGAAGTAGAACACTACCGGCGCGGCGGTTTCAGTTATCAGCCCATATGCTTTCGCCAATCTGTAGATTGGGTGGTAACTGTTCAGGCTGTTCACATGGCCGGCGATCCAGTTACGCCACCCTTCTAACGTCTGAGCGCCTTTGCTGATGTTGCATGGCGCGCACGCCGGCATCATATTTTCTACGGTGTCGTTCTCCGGCTTTAGAGGCTTACCGGAATCCAAACGCCAAGTACCATTAGCGTTTTGCTTTGAAAGCAATTCCCTTTGTACAGGCACAAGATGGTCGGCGTGCCACCGATCGGATAGAACCACTCCGCAATAAGCGCAGCGCCCGCCGTACTTCATACGAACCTGTTCGCGCTCCGCCTTTTTCAGCTTCATGCCGCGTCCTCTATAGGGTTAAATCCGTTATCCCTCATCGCTTTTAGAAGTATCTCCTGCACCTCTCGTTTGGTCTGCAGGCGCTCCAATACCAGTTCGTCCACGGTGTCAGCGGCCAGGATGAAGTGGTGGAACACCGGGCGGTTGTGGCCAGCCTGCAGTTGGCGCACCGGCCCGTTACGCTCGATGATTTGTTGATGCTCCTCCAAGTTCCAGTTGACGCTGAAGAACACCAGAATATTGCCCCCGTCCTGCAGGTTCAAACCGTGACCAGCGCTGGCCGGGTGGGCGAACATGATCGGGATCTCTCCGGCGTTCCACGCGTCGATCGTCTCCGGCTTCTTGTCCAGGTGTCGGCCTTGGGGGAAGCGCGCCAAGAGCCTCGCCAGATCGCTTTTAAAGTTGTAGGCCACGAGCACCGGCATGCCGGCAGCTTCTTCGAGGATTTCCTCCAATGCGTTCAGCTTCTCGTCATGAATCTTTTTCCACTGCGGTCCGCCTTCCACATATGCCGCTCCGCTGGCAATTTGTAAACAATTGTGGACAATCAATGGCTTACCGTCTGTTCCTCGAACGGTAAAGCGGTGTCTTGGACCCGCGTTGATAAGGTCGTAGACAAGCCTAACGCCCGTAGTACCGGCCATCCTTTCTTCAACCTGGCCCGAAGCGTTACAGTCTTGATATCGTAGAACCTGGCCGCCTGCGCAACCGTCATACGCCCCGCCGGAGTATTCAGCCATACGTTGAAGCGTGTGTTGTTTGATTGCTCCCGAACCGTAGCCCATCGACAGTTGTCTGCCTGATAATTGCCATTGTTGTTCTTGCGCTCGATCGTAAGATCGTCCGAATAAGTCGAGCCCATGTCTTCCCAAAAAGCGTCGAACGAATCGCGCCACCGTTCGCAAACCGAAATTCCCCGACCGCCGTAATTGGGCCAGTCTTTGTCGTTTGGGTTGCTGCACCTGGATTTCATGTTGCTCCACGTGTGGAAAGCCCTGTGCTTCGACATGCCGTGAGTACCCCAAGCATCCAAGAGCATTTCCCGGCGCTTGCACCCGCAAGACTTCTTCTCTCCCCTGTTGGGGTTGCGCAGATTTGTACCGATGCACGTTATGACCTTCCCGCACACGCATTGCGCTTCCCATAGCGCTCTCCGCGCTATGGTGTCCGTGGACCCCGAGCGCCCCAGCACTGTCAGGTAGCCGAACACTTTGCCTGTCAACTGTACCGTCATTGTTTATCTCCTCGGCGGTTTTCCACCCTTCGACGGTCAGCACCTTGTGGTCTGGCGTCATGGTGACTCCGAAGCAATCTACGACAGACTTATAGCCGTGGCAAGCTAATTTGTAGACACTTACCCATTCGACCCCATCCCACACCAGATCCCCTTGGGCGAATCGCTCAATCGGTTTCCAGCCGGAGTCGGTCAGGATTTCAGTACCTTCCGCGATGCACTTCTGCGTCTTAGCGGCGGCATTCAACGCCTCAACCTGCGACCCTTCAAGGTCCATGAACATTTGCTTTTCCATGTTCTTGTAAAGGACGCGTGCGGCCGAGGGCAGCTCTACGCGGATCACGTTCACGATCGGCTCTTTTAGGTCGAACCAATCTGCGGCGTCAATCGTGATACACACGTCACCTAACGCTTTTTGGATCTGCTCTTGCGCTTGATCTGTGGCTTCTACGCCAAACCCGGTATGCGAAGCGCGGAACCAGCGTTGCTTAAAGGCGTCGTAGGTGCGCCCGAGACGATCACCCTTATCAACGAACCACATCTGCCCCCAAAGGTCTTGGAGACCGTTAGGGCTCGGCGTACCGGTCAGCAGAATGATGCGCTTGATCTTGGTATGTGCAACTCGGGCCAGGGCTTTAGCGCGTCGCGTACCTTGACGCAGCCGGAAACCCTTGAGCTTGGTTGCTTCGTCGACTACCACTGTGCGGAACGGCCATTTGTCGCCTAGCTGCTCGACCAGCCATTCAAGCTGCTCGAAGTTGACCGTGTAGACATCAGCCTTCATGCGTAGCGCCGCTTGACGTTCCTTGAGCGCGCCGCAGATCGTCACGACACGGCGATGCTTAAGGTGGGTCCACTTCTGGTACTCCTGCGGCCAAGTGGTACGCGCTACGCGCAACGGTGCGACGATCAAGACCGGATAGACATCCTCAGTAAGCGAAAGGTCTTCCAGCGCCGTGGCCGTGCTGACCGACTTGCCGAGCCCCATTCCGGCCCACACGGCCAAACGCCTGGTCGCATGGATAGCGGACATGATTAGCCCTTGATAGGCGTGCGGTTTGTATTCAATCGCCAAGGTGGATTTCCTCGTGCACTTGCCAGTTTGAGAAGACCGGCACCTTTTCGCCGCGTTGCAAAGAATGCAACAAGGAATCACATCCCTTCTTGCTGTCCGTCCACACAACTTCCGCCCCTACTTCCCTGCGTCTGTCGTGATCTCTGTATTGGGCCTCTGTCGGTTCCTTCCGGGTAGCTTTCAGCTCAACGAACAGCACGCGCCCGTTAAAGGTGATCAGCCGATCAGGGACCGAACGCCGGCTCGGAGAAGTAAATTTATCCGCGAGCGCCCCGATCTCCTTACACCGTTTCACCAGGTGCGCTTCAATGTCTCTTTCCAGCATCACACGCACTCCTTAAGCAATCCCATTTTTGCGTTGGTCAATGCGAATTCGCCCACTGCTTCCACCGCGGCCCTGTCATACGCCCGCGCAGCCTCTTCAGCAGTTTTGAATCTCCCTAACCGGCGATTTACCCCTTGGTACTGAAACTGAGCCGTATAGCGATTCCTGCTCTTGTCATACCAAACGCCTTTGAACCCTGAGCTATTCGTCACCCGAATAGGAGCGTTGCATTTATTCAAGGAGCTTGTTGCGGCCCTTAAATTCTCGGAGCGGTTGTTCTTCCGATCATGGTTTATGTGATCGATTTCCTGCGGGGTTTCTCCGGTATGTAAGAAGTAGGCCAAGCGATGCAGTAGCATCCGTTTACCTTTGTGCGCGACCTGGGTGTACCCGGCGTTATGTGGAGACTCAAGTATTTTGCCGTATCGACCTATGGGCCCCGCAGTGACTAAACGGGTAATCCGCCCGGTCTCCGGATCGTAGGAGAACAGCGACGCCAAATACTCGCGAGTGAAACCCTTAAGCGTCGGCGCCATTTTTGATCTCCTTTTTCGCATCGCGGTATTTCTTCGCGTAGATCCGCAGGCATTCAACGCAGCGGTATGACTTGATCCAGCGTTCACCCTTAAGCTCAGGGTGCTTCGGACAAAGCCGACCGAAATATACTTGTTCGCGCATCGCATTTAACCTATCTAGAAACCGTAGAATCTAGATAGTATTCCTAGATAGAACTCGCCGTCAACCTTTCCGGTAGCGATACGCTTCGAAGCCGGCTGCGGCGAGCGGTAAGCCTTCTGTCCAATCTTCGCCTTGGGCCATGAGGGCGGCTAAAACCCCATCGCTAAAGGCTGGATCGTCTGGCGCCTCACAAATGATTTCGTCGTGTACCGTTACGACAATCTCGAAACCCTGGTCGAACTGCTTTACGGTCTCCATGCTTCAATCCTCGGCATTGATCGCCCAATGACATCGCGGGCGGCTGCCTGCGTGCAGTTGTGGACGATCAGCGGCAAGCCGTCGGTGCCTCTCACAACAAACCGAGAGCGTGGTCCGCAATCAACAAGGTCGAAGACCCTACGGGTATCAGCGCTTGTTCTATCGGCCACTCGTGATCCAGGCGGTACATCAAAGTCGTGTAGCCCACTCCGTAGAACTCGGAAGCTTCCATCAGCGTCATCCGGCCGTGTGGCGTTTCTAACCAGTGGTTGCGCCGAGTGTTGTTCGCTTGGTGCTTTCGGGTACGCCAGTCGCAGTTCTCCTTGGAATAGCCTAACGAGTTGTCCAAGCGCTCCAATGTCAGCCCCGGTTTGTACTTCTCGCCCATGTCTTCCCAGAAGTTTTCGAATAACTCCTGCCATCTGTCGCAGACCGTTATTCCCCGACCGCCATAGTTTTTGTAAGCATGATGCGTCGGTAGCCTGCATCGATCGATCATTGCGCGCCAAACCGCGAAAGCGGGGTGCTGACTCATGCCGTGGCGTGTTCTCCTCTCGGATTGGGTAGCTTTGCGCATGCAGCCACATGAGCACCGAACTCCTCTCTTTGCGTGCTTCTTCAACTGGGAAGGGTCCATCAGAATGACTTTCCCGCAATCGCACGCCACTTCCCACATCGATTTCTTTCCGGTCGAACCCTGGTATCTGATAGCCGTCAGGTAACCGACACGCAGCCCGGTTATATCCACCGCACGATGATGCATTCTTCCAACCCTCTTCGGTCAAAACCAAGTGATCAGGCGTCATGTGAACGCCGTAGGTTGGAATAGTAGTTTGTTTACCGCTGTAATGACAATGGGAGAAGGATACCCATTCGTCGCCGTCCCACACTCTGGTATCAGGTGTCACACGTTCTATAGCCCGCCATCCGAATTTCTCGGTAAGAACTTCGGTCCCCTCGGCGATGCAGTTTTCAACGAATTTTCCACCATAGCTGCGCAAGCGTTCCCACTTACGGCTGTACTGGTTAATGCCCATATAAGTAATCTGCCCGTCGTCCTCTACGCGTGGGGATGGATAGCAGAGGTAGCGACCTGACGGCAACATGACTCGAAGCCAAGCGCCGTCCCGACGAACCTTATGCATTCGACAGGTCAATGTCTGTCCGGGGTTGTTGATCGCGCGACGGATTGTTTCTTCAAGATCCTTCCAGTAGCTGCTGATCGCAGGGTGGGATTCGCGCCACAGGCGTTTAAAGGATTCGCAGACTGTGTACGCGCGATCACTCAAACCAAACTGGCTTTTGCCCTGACCGAGCTGCCATTCGAGGAAGCTTTCGGCTTCAGCCATGGTGCTTTTTGGGATGTTGTCGTAAGCCTTCTCCGCCATTGCTTCCAGGTCGATGTTGAATGCGAGCGAGAAGGTAATGAACGCGCCACACCCTCCGCCGAACCCGAGAGCGAGTTCCATGGTCTTGCCGATCTGCCGCATGAACCCGTCGACATCTGCCGCGTCAATGCCGAAAGCCTTGGCGTAGGCTAGTTTGTAAAGGTCGTGGCCGAGCGTTACTGGATCGCCTTTAGCGTTCAGCTCGACAGGGATTGGTGACCCTCGCAATGCCTCTGCGTTGATCTCTTCGCCTGTATACCAAACGCCGTCTAATCCGAGCTGCGTATCGTACTCACGGAACGCCTGGAGCTTCCATGCTTCACCGGCCAGCCAAGCGAGCACTCTGCCTTCTACGTTTGACAAATCCGCGATAGCCAGTTTCTTTTTAGGCGGTGCGATTATAAGGCCGCGTATCGCACTGCTGCATGCTTCCATCACCGTCGTCATACGAGGTCTCCATACATCGCGTCTTCGATACGTTTCTGCGCGATGGCAAAGTATTTATCATCGCGCTCAATGCCGATGAATTTCCGGCCTGCGTTTACGCACGCAACGCCGGTGGTGCCGCTGCCCATGGTGTTATCGAGAACGGTGTCGCCTTCGTTCGTGTAGGTACGGATCAGGTATTCCATTAGCGCGACAGGCTTTTGGGTGGGGTGCAGTGCTGCACCGTCAATTCTGGAGCCGAAACGCTGGACACTAAGAGGGTAGCGCTCGGTCGAATCGTAAAAAGTTTCCTTATCGGCTTTGCCGTAGTTGCTTGTCTTCGTACCTACCCGTCTAGATGTCTTTCGTTCCCCTGGCACCATTTGAGGGTTATAGGTAGGCTGCTCAGCATAAAAAACCAGTACGTCTTCGTGATTGCGCAGCGGTTGTTTCTTGGCGTTCAAGAAGTTTGTTGCCACGCTCTTTTCCCAAACCCATTGGTACTTGAATAGTCCAGGGTTGCTCATAACTAGCGCGGATGTGAAAGGTTGCGCAGCGGTCAAGACAATCGCGCCTTTGCAAATCCGCCGGTATTCCGCCCAAAGCTGGTCGAATGGGATAACTGCGTCCCACTTGTTCTGCGTCGTACCGTAAGGCAAATCACAAAGCACCATTTCCACAGAGCCCTCCGGAATAAGCTTCATCATTTCCAGGCAATCGCCTTTCATCAAATTCATACGAGGTCTTCCGCGTCATTTTTGAGCGCCTCGATCCACAGATCGATCTCTTTGTTCTTGATAGAAGGTCTCGGCAGGTTCTGCAGCTGAAGTAGCCGGCCCGCCCACCTGCCCGTGCGGATGGCCCCGCAGAACGCCGCTGTGCCGCGCATGCGTCCGTCACTACTCGTACCGCTGATCGCACGTTTGTACTTGCTGACAGACGTTTTAGAGGCCTGCAGCCGGACGGCCAGTAGTTCGCGTAACTCAACCGGCAAATCCGGATCGTCAATGCGACGCTCCAAAGTGCTGATCTGCAAATCGGGGAGCCCGACGCCGTAAGCCTCCAGGATGTGCTCCAGCATCTTGTCGCGCTGGTTGGCGCTGGTCACGGCGCCATCGGTCAAACGCACTGCATCAGCCGCGTGGATCTTCTGAGCGCGATCTGAAGCGCGGATTGCGGCATGTGCCAGATCCAGGTCCATCAGCACGCCGCGTTCGTTGATCTTCTGGTCGAGATGCCACAGTTCGCGTTCAGCGCCGCGGTAGTTCCAGCGTGGCAGCTTTTTGTAGATCTCGCGCATCGCCTCGATGTCAAGGCCGCCATAGTCGCGGAAGCGTTGCCACTCTATCGGGTGTGTACTCCGCGTCGCACGACGAATCTTCCGCCCCTTCGGTTGAGGCTTGCAAAATAGCGCAATCCATGCGCGGCCTTCTTTATCCTTCGCTTTGTCTTGGGCAACGCCAAGGATGGTTCCAACAGTAGAAAGGCTCCCGGGGAGAGAGTGGGCCATAGCGCAGACCATGGTGTCGAAGACTCGCTCGACGGGGATACCGATTCCGGTGGCGTGTCTGATGACATTCCGATCAAACGCCGAATTGTGGATAACCACTTCATAACTTTCATCCTCTAAGAGTTCCAGCAAGTCGCTGATGTCTTCATCCCCATCGCGAATCTCTACAGGCCCATCGCCGACCGCCCACTGCCACATGATGATCTCGGCGCCTTCTGCATAACGGTGCGTACCATTGCCGATGGGCGTTTCGCAGAACGTTTCCGTGTCGAGGAAAATGCATTTACTTAGATCCACTGGATTTCCCCATTGCGTAAACTTTGTTCCAGCTCGGCCATTTAGTGGTGAAATTCGACACGGTTGGTTTTCGGGATACGGTGCTTCGCGGCCTTCCCGGTTTACCTCGCAGCTCGATCATCACCCCCCGCATTTGCGCGGCCCGCTTCAGCCTTGAACCGTCGCAATACCCGATCGCCTTTGCGGCATATTCCCATGACCTGCCTTCGTCCCTCATACGCTCCAAGGCCTCCCGGAACCCTTCGCCGGAGTCTCGGATGTAGGCTGCGACGATGTTTGAGCCTTCGAAAGGGTCGCGGCTAGGGTTAGCTGTCAACAATGCGTAAAACCCGTCTCGGGTATACCCGAGCGCTTTGGCTACGTCGCACCGTGGTAGCCCCTGGTCCGCAAAGTCCCGCACCAGTTGCCAGAACTCTAACCCCCACCGCGCTTCTACCTGCCGTTTGCCCGCCATATTCTTCTCCTTCGGATCAGTGCCGTCTCAGGAACTGTGAGATCAAGGGGGTAACTACGTCAGCCTGAGTCAGCAGGAACAGGTGACCGTCGTCTACGATGTGCAGATCCGCGTTCGGAATCCGAGAGGCTAGCAGTCGGGTATTCACTAACGGAATCAGAGGGTCGTCATTACCTCCGAGGACTAGAGTTCGCTGTGCAATCCGGTGCAGCCAATGTAAGGAGGTCCACCAGTACACGGCTGCTCCTTGGTAGTAATACCCCAACCCCCCGGAGGATTGCATTTTTGCGGCATGCGAGACGCACAGATCCCTATTGGTACGGAAAGCCCCGCCATAAATCTCTGGCGCGATAGTCGCCGCGTATTCTGGATCGGTGTAGCGTTTCGGGCTAGCCATCAGTGCCAGTACCCTGAGCGCCGGAGGGACCATCGCAACCCCGCACGACGTAGCCGCCAAAATCAGACGCCTACAGCGCGTGGGATGGTCGTAAGCAAACTGCTGCGCTAAGAAGCCGCCCCAGCTCAGCCCGATTACGTCTACACGGGCGTGCCCTAGCAGGTCCAGGAGCTTCGTGGTCAATCTGGCGATGCAGCTGAAGCGGTACGGCAGGAAGGGTGTAGGCGAGCCTCCCACGCCGGGTACGTCGAACGCGATGAAGCCCTGCTTCGGGTCTAGCCGATCAGCGAAGGGTAGGACCAGTTCGAGGCTAGCCCCTATGCCGTTGAAGATCAGCAAAGGCGGCAAGGATGGACTACCGAGGCGCTCAGCGACTCTGATTTGCTGACCGTTGATGGCTACGGTGCGGATAATCATGTCTGTTTTTCCTCCCTGGCGCGGTATGCCTTGTTCCAACCCTCTACCCAACGGCGGCGAGAGAACGAACATGACTCTTCGTCAAAGGGATTCTCGTCGCGCTGCAGGCCTTTCAGGAAGGCCTCGTATCCTTGTTCAAACGCCGTCATTGGAACTCCATGGCGCATTACCGTATGTGCGCTGTTGTTATTCGGGTATGAAAGGGCCTTACAGGAAACTCAGGACGCGCTCGTATTCCGCGTTCATACGAGAGGCTTCTTGCTCTGCCGCCTGCTCGCTGTCGAAGCTATCGAGGATCATGCCGTAGCCAATGACGTCGTAGCGGCCATGTTGTTGCTTGACGGTGAAGGTCATTTTTGTTGCTCCTAGACGATGAACGGATAAAGGGATTTGTAGAACCTAGCCGCGTATAGCGCGGCGGCGGGTTTGTACCCCTTGGCGCGGAGCTTCTTGTAGCACTGTATGCTGAATGTCAGATTCATGCTTGAAGTCCTCAACGATAGAAAATTGGACAGTAGCACCCATGGTCGCCGAGCATGTAGAACTGCTCGGTAACAGCGAAAGGCTCAATGCGGCGGACATAGCCGGCGGACATATCGGTTGTCTGGATTCCGGTGTAAAGGCGACGGTTTTTCACAGTGGCATCTCCTCTTGGTCGATGAAGGTACAATCTTCTTGTGGACCGTCTTCGCAGTGATGGCAGAAGATATAGCCGCAGCGGATGCAACAATACCCGTTATGATCGCCCTCTTCGAAGGCGAAATAGTCCGGCTTGCCGTCTTCGCCAAGCTGCCAAACGTGGCCGCGATTATCAGCAGTGCCGTCGCATACTTTGCACATTCCCCTTCTCCCTACTGTTTGGTTTCGATACGCCAACTGTACAACGTGTTACTTGTATTGTCTTGCGTATACCGACGAACGGTCAACAAAAAGCCAAATTAACTGTTATCAGGATAACCTTTAGCCTCTCGCACAAAAGCTGCACGGTTGACCCTTGACAGCGTAAAGCCGCATACTCGCGCGCAAGACCTATAGAGCACAAAGCCCATGGAACATAAGCGCGGCGCTACTTTCGACTACGTGGTTATCCTCCCCGAGTGGCTGGAGCCGGGCACCTTCGTCGGGTTCGTTCCCACGTGTCAGCTGCGAGATTTCGCTAGTCGGTTGATCGCCCAGGTTCCTATTGAGTGGGTCGACCCCTTGACTACGATGTCGCTATCCCTCCAGGTGGCAGATACAAGCATTTGGCGTATAGGCCCTGCCGTGTTCGATATTAGCCTGCGGCGTGAAGACCCAGTCGCGGTTATCCCTACGTCAACTCTTCTTTTTAATATCGTCGAAAAGGTTACGCGCCCATGAATATCGATTTGATCCCCGGCACGCCTGGGGTAATTCCTGCGGAGGTTGCTGCCTTTATCAAGGGCGACAAAGGGGACAAGGGCGACACCGGAAATACGGGGGGCGTAACCCCGGAACTCGAGCAACTGTTAGAAGACTCTCAGGCAGCAGCGGGCGAGGCCGCTGTGCAGGCCGCTACATCTGAGGCCGCGAAGGATATTAGTGTTTCGTCGTCTACGGCCTCCGCCGCATCCGCATCCGCCGCACTTGGCTCTGCTCAGGCGGCGCAGAACTCGGCAATCTCTTCTGAGCTTTCGGCATCTGTTGCCGCAGCTTTAGCGCATGGTTTTCTGACGACGGCCGATGGTCTAGCCAATACATCAGGCACCGGCGCTACGAACCGCCTTTTCTCCGTGCCCTCAACAGCTGACTCACTAGCCATCGCCTATCGAAATGATGCAGGGGTCGCGGTGGAGATAGGCCGGTCCCCAAGCACGGCTCTTGTGCAGGGAATTGGCATTCAGCTCGCAGGGCAGTATCCGGCAGAGTTCAGGGCCGCTCCAGCATTGACTGGCGTACCAGAAAACACCTCGCGTACCAGAATTGAGGGTACGTTGTTCAAAGAAGCTGGATACTTGAAGCAGGTCACCGTCTATGCGGAGACGGCAGGCACCGCTAAGGTGAAGGTCGTTCGCAAAACCGGGGCGCTGTCTTACTCGTTTATCAGCGAATTCGCAGTGACCCTGGCGGTCGGCATAAACGTGTTCAACGTGGGAACCCATTTCTTCAGTATCAATGTCACGACTGACGACACTATCGCGGTGGCTACCTTTGTCGGGCGCACATCGCTGACCTCGACCGGTCCGGCGGCGTCGAGTTTGATTTTTCCGGGTGACCTTACCGGCGCTAACCAGGTGGTCACGTCGACCGTCAACGTCATGCAGATTCAGGCGGTTGTCGGTGTCGGCCTGAGCTATTCGCAGCTAATTGCGTCGGCCAACCAGCTCTCAGGTACTCAGGCCACCTATAACGTCGTACCACCAGCGTCTGGAGCCACCGAGAACGCTTCGCGCACACGTATCGCGGCGGCTACGTTCGCGGCAGCGGGGGAAATGAAGTCGGTCTCTGTGTATGCCATGACAGCCGGCACCGGGAAAATAAAGCTGCTGAACCGCATCTCCGAGGGCGTTTACGGGCTATCGCAAGAATTCGCTGTGACGTGCGTTGTCGGGGTGAACACGTTTGTTGGCGGCGTGCATTACCCGCTGACGAACGTAGCGGCAGGAAACGCGCTAGGCTTTTACGGCATCACTGCCCGCCCAGCCTGCGTTACCGCCGCAGCCGGTTCGAGCTATATCTATGCTGGGGATTTGCTGGGTGCCTCCGTAGCAGCCGTAGCAGACGCCTACGTCCTTCAAATTGGGGCTGTAGTTGAGACGGTAGCTAGCTTGACGTCCACTAGTACGATGGCAAAATCGGCTTATAACAACTCGGTTGCAAACGCCCAAGCCATCGCCGCGTTGAACCCGGTATCGATGCCCCAAGTGTCCAATGCTCTGCGCGGCAAGTTGTCCGTGTTGTCGGAAGCGTTTCCGGGATCGGTCACGCCAACCCTGTGGACCCTGGCAGGGGGTGTATGGACTGTCGCCAATGCCCTGAAATCGACCGGGGCGGGTGCGGTAACGGCGGTGGCCTACTACGGCAATTCCAGTATCGCCAGCCGCAAAGTAACGCGGGCGCGGATCCGGTTTACCGATAGCACGTCTAACTTCGGCTTGCAGTGGCGCCCGCCGCGTGGCACCCGTGGCACAACCCTAATGGTCAACGGTGCTGCGGGAACCCTCACGTTATCGTTGTTCACCGGCTCCACGGTCACGCTCTCGAAATCCGTAGCGCTCGCGGCAGCACTGGTCGCAGGCCGTGACTATGTATTGACCGCCAAAAAGGATGGCATAAGCACCGTATGCACCCTGGTCGATACGGTAACGCAGGCAACCACTACGATTACGCAGTCTCAGGGCGATGGCTCCCCTGATGCTGGCGCGCAGCATGGCAAGCCGGGCTTTATGCACATGTCGGGTACGGTGGAGGTCATCAAAATTGACGTGATCACCCAGTGCAAACAGGCGCCGTATATCACGATCATCGGTGACAGTATTTCGGAAGGTTCGGACAATGGCGCTTCTTGGGCGTCCTGCTGGCCATATCTGGTAGATGCTGAAAGGGCAAAAGGTGATCTACTGCTTTCGGCCAAGGGCGGCAACACTACCACGGATGCACTGGACTGCTGCGCGGCTGACTTAGACCCGTTCTCACCGACTTATGTGATCTTGGCTGTGGGCACGAACGATGTTGATCAAGCGGCGTTCCGCACAAACTATGCGGCGTTGATTGCCAGGGCGTTGGCCAGGGCGGCCATTCCGATCCTTGTCACCCAAGTTCCTCGCCCTGCTAGGCAAGCCCAGGTAACCGCCCAAAACTTGGATATCACATCAGGGTATTTTGGCAGTTACCGTATAATTAACATGGCGACAGCTTTGGGCGGACCTGACGGAACCGTTTTCAACTCCGCATACTATGTAGGTGACGGCGTTCACCCTAACGCTACTGGGCATTTGCTAATGCGGCGCCAAGTGGAAATAGATTTTCCAGAAGCCTTTGAATAACAGCGGTCAACAAAAAGCCCCACTCAAGGGGCTTTTCTTATTACGCTAGCTGTTAGGCTAGGTCTTCCGCGTCCGCGCCTTCGGCAATCTCTTCGAAGTCGCTGGCGTCTGCAGAGGTGCCGCCCCCGGAGAAGGCTTCGCCGTCACGTACAAACTGGATACCTTGCAGCTGTGCGTTAACGCGCTTGCCGTATTTGTTCTCCTGCGCCCACACGTCGATGATCACGTTGACGTAGGAACCTGAGTACGGTTTGCCATCGGCGGCCACCAGTGGGCTACGATCGCGGTCTACGACGGTAGGTCGCACAGTGTTGTAGGCGTTGAAATACAGGTTGCCTTCGTAGCCGGCCAGGGAAGCTTTGCTGTCGCCGTTGTGGGTCAACAGCTTGTCGCCCGCTTTGAGTTCCTTCTTGACCGCGCCCCACTTGTCGCCCCACTTGGCTTTGCCCACCTGGTCGATCACCGCATCGAGGCCGGCGATACCTGGGTGGGCGGGGTCGAACAGGAAAGCCGCGCTGAACTGCAGGGAACCGCTTTCAGAAGCCTTCGGTTCGAAGATGTTCGGGAAGGAAATGCGGGCGTTTTGGAAAGTGTGCTTCATGGTAAATCCTCAGTATATGTCGTTGGTATTTCAGTGGTTTGGCGTTATGCCGGATAATTGCGTGTTGCGTTGCCGTGCTTCACTTGAAGCACGAAGCTGTGGCTCTCTTGGTGAACATCGCGGCGATGGAAAGGGAGAGCTTTGTATTCGCGCTTGAACTGCGTGACCATCCGGGTTGCCGGTGAAGCTTTCGCTTGAAATGGGCTACCCGGAAGGATCCGATTGCGCTTAACTTCCGTTGGTTCGTTCTTAAGGCCCATACACCGGACCGCGTAACGGATACGTTTTGCAGCTTTTGCGTTCATACCAAATCCTCGAAATTGTCTTCAGTAAATTCCGCGTGCTCATCCGCGATAACTTCGAACTGCTCGGCAATCGCCATGCTCAAAGCAGGACGCTTATCGCTGGCTGGTGCTACGGAGGGCTTGCCATCGCTACGGCCAATCAATGGCTGCAGCTTGTTCCACTTGCGTGGGTTCGCTTCCTTCAAGACCTTCTCTGCCGTTGTGGGGCTGATAAGCTTGAAGTCATACATTTGGTCGACCTTCAAACGCATCGCTTTCAGCGCGGCTTCTGCTTCGCCCTCGTCGTTCCAGCTACGTGCGCCCTGCCGACCTTCGACTAGTTTGTAGCGAGCATCGGTGAACTTGCCGGCCAGGAGGCGACGCTCAGTCTCAGCGCGTACCGCTTTGGCAAAGCCCTCGATCATGTCGGCAGCATCCATCAGGGTCGCCAAACGCTCATCATCAGCCGTGGCTACCGCTTCGGTTGCCGCTTCCAGTGATGGTCGAATGCTTGGCTTCTTGACCTGGAAGAAAGCGTCTTGGTGCTCTTCGGAAGCATACACTTCAGGGACAAAGCTGATCGCCGCCGGCTTCACGCCGAACGATTGCGCCAGAAGCTTTTCGGCCTGCGGCATTTCGACCTTGACAAAACCCTTATCCAGATCAAGAAATTCGCCCACGATTAGCTCCATGGTGTGATCGGTACGCTCGTTGCATGTCGCCGCACGCTTACAGAAGCGGCATTGCTTTTCACCGGGTGTTGCCGGAAGCATTTCGCCAGGCGTGAACGCGATTTCCTTGGACGCTTCGCGGATCAGATCAATACGCACATCGAGTTCCGCACGGCTCATGACGTGTTCGTCAAAGTGCTGCAAACGCGGCTGAAGGATGTGCAGGTGGATCTCTTCGACTTCGCCCAGGAAGTCGAATTCCTGCAAACCGGCATCGGTATACATTTCCTGCTGCTCGTTGTCCTTGGCGAAGACCTGGACGCCCATTCCCCACTTGAGATCGATCGAGTGGGCGACGCTGCCCTTGATGATCCAAACATCAGTGGTGCCCGTGGCCGGCTCTACTTCGTCTTCCGTGTACAGATCTCCGTTATCGAAGTCAACGTATTGACCGGCGTCATTCTTGAAGCAGACGGCGCCTGTGACTTTGTGCCAGTGCTCGCTAGTGATGTGCGCAATGCTTAGCTTCTGTTCGGTGTAGATCGTCGCGCCATCGGCGACAGCCCGAACGTAATCCAAAGCCTTCTGCATTGGGCCGATCATGTCGAGCCCTACCGGGTATTGGCCGGAGGTATGGAACTCGGTTACGCCGTCCTTAACCTGGATGCGAAGACCTTGAAAGTATTTCGCGTCCTTGTTTTCGAGCAGGCATTGTTCCATCAGGAAATGCGCTGCGGTGCCTTCGTCTGCAAAGCTGCTCGACTGGTCTGGCAACCCGCGTTCCCGATGCGGCTTAGCCAAGCATCGAATGGCTGCTGGCATACCGCTTGGGCTTAAGAGTGCATGTGCGCCCATGTCTTACGCCTCCTTTGCTGTCTTATTGCCGTAAAGCACAGCCTGAAACAGTTCAATGCGTTCGTCTTTCTGCATCAGGTTGGCGCGCTTCGCCATGGCCGTAGCCGCAGAGAACCTGGTGTAGAAGCGCTCGTCAACAGTGACGATCAGGTTTACGTCGCCTAACCGGTACGACTGGAAGCGGTCCTCTTCTCCCGAATTCAGGGCATCGGCGGCGTAACCTTCGCCTAATTCGACTTCGAAACCGAAGCTTTCCATCTCGTGGACGAACATACCGGCGTGATCTTCTCGGACGTAGACAAGCACATCTTGATCCGTGCCGCTCGGCGGCGGGTTACAGGTAATGCGCGACCCAACCAGTTCGTATTTAACCGCGCCTTTCAAAAGCTCTTGAATGTTCTGATCAAGTATTTGCATGGCTTACGCCTCCAGTGCCTGCAGATCGGCATAAACGGCTTCCAGCTTCGCTTGGTCGTTCACGGTGCTGAAGTCGTCTTCTTTGTCCAGAAGCACTTTCAAGTTCGCAATACCGTGCTTGGTGTTAAGCGTCTTGATCGCTTCACGCTGCGTTGGGGCCAGTTTGAGCACCAATGCGCGGACGGTTTCGTAAGGAACGGCGGTGAAGTCCGGCACGTCGTCTTTTTCTTCGACTTTCGGTTCTTCCTTGACTTCGGTTTTCACCTCTGTCTTAGGCTCTTCTTTCACCTTCTCGGTTTTCTCGACCTTCAGTTTGTCTTCCTTCACCGGGGTACGTCCGGCCAGGGAGAGGGTCAGCAGCTTGACGGCTTCGGTGTTCGCGAGCAGCGCTTCGGTATGGGCTTGGATCAGGGCTTCGATCGACATGTTGCAAGTTCCTTTTCGGTTAAGGTGTGCCGCAGATGGTAGAGAGCGGCACAAGGTATGTCAAGTAGTTTAATTGCTATTGCTTGTAGCTATTTCGAGCTTAGGCTTTTTGTACGCCAGCACTTCCACGTCGGTCATGGCGTCTACTTCTGCCTGGATCGCGATGAAGTCTTGGAACGGAATCTTTAAAGCCAGTTTTCTGATCAGGACTTCTCGTCGCGTAACAGCGATGTGGTGCAAAGCTTTCTGTTTTGAGAACTGATCAGACATATTGTCGATGTGCTTCTGCGCAGCGCTTGAGATAGGCTTTTCACCCGTCGGCTTCTTGCGTTTTCGCAGTTCACTTTTCAGGTCTGAGTTTTGCTGACTCAACCTGCGGTTAAGAATTAGACGTGCATCGTTGGATTTTTGCAGTTCGGCGAAGCGCTTATGGATTTGAAACCATTCAAGCAATCGTTTAAGCATTTCCTTCTCCTTTCCTGTTGTGGATGCAGTACCACCCGTTCGATGGGCTGGAACTGCCTTTGCGGTGTGTGCCGTTGTCGAATGGGAAGCCTGAGCACTGGCAGCCGTACTTCTTGTGCTCGGTATTGAGCCGATAAACGTCAACCCGGTATGTGCCGCCGCAGTCGCAATGCACGATCGGCTCTATTCCTTTTGCTCGTGCTTCCCGGCACGCTTTGCACTTGCAGCTGTTGCGCATGTTCTCGGGTAGCTGTGTAAGCGTTCTGCGGCCGTCGCAGCGACGACAGCGGCAGGGAAAGCGGTTCATGGCACTAGGTTTATGTGAAAGGCTATCCCGAACAAGTCGCAGAACAGGAAGATCAGAAAGCAAGTTATGCCAAACCCGCCTAGCGTTTCGAAAATCCAGCCGATCATCTCAACCTCCCGCACTGGATGTAATGAAGAACCTGGCGGACGAGTTCACGATCAACGCCGAGACCGTTCAGAGGCTCGTGCTGCGACATAAGCTCTGCACAGCGCTCACGCATCAAACGTAATTCCACCCGCAGGGAGGCAGCTTCAGACTCGGCCCTGGCAAGTTTCGTTTCGGTCTGCCGGTGCATGTAGTTCGAAAAGTCATTAACGCCCGGCGCGTTCAGCACATCGATAGCCCGTTGAGCCCTCTTGAGAAGCCCGCCGTTCTCCGCGTCGTAATGCGCGTTGTGCAATTCATCCGAAAGCATTTTGTATTCTTCAATCACTTTCCTTCTCCTTAAATTAGCGGCGCACGGGGCAGCCGCATGGCTGACGAGCGTTCGGACCTTTACGCACTATGGCTTGGCCCTCACAGCGTAGGTGCTCCAACGCGCTTTCTACGTCACCGTTGTGGGCTACTAGAGCAGCTTTGCAGGACATAAGACCTTCGCCGGAGCGCTCCCGTAATTCGCGTACTGCTTCTGCGGTAATGTTCATACACCCTCCTTTATCAGTTCGGTACGCAGGATCTGTACTTCCCGCGGTGCGGTGAAATTGAGCTTGACGTGGCCTTTGGCGAGGTCCACGACGCAAACGGAAACGTTGGTCGAGATCTGCATCGAATCCCTGAAGCGAACGCGCTCTACTCGCATCGTTGATCGGATGCGCATCTTGCAGAAGCCGCCGCAGACTTCCAGGATATCTACGAACTCTGGTTCTTCACGGTCAAAAGCAATCAGCCGTACCGCCTGGCCGGCTTTGCGTGTCAGTACGAGATTGGTCATACGTCACCGCCCTGGAAGTGGGTGTAGCGCAATTTGCGACGCCGCGCTTCGCCTACTTCCTCGCCGTCGAAGAAACGCAGATCACCAGCGTTAAGCATCATCATTTGCACGGAGTAGAAATCCAAAACCTCTTTATCAAGGTGCTCGCGATTGGTAGGCGAGTTTTCCAAATCTGGATTACGGCTTTCGTAGCCGTGGCGAAGAATTTTGCTCACAGCTTGGATAACCTCGGCACATTCCTCGGCAAGCATCGTCAATCGTTCTGCTTCAGCAGCTGTCAAACCGTTTACATTGTTCATTTGCGCATCACCTTTTCCATTATCGAATCCACTACAGACACGGTGGTCTGCATATCTACACAGCGGCGGTCGTCTTTGACGCCGACCTCTACATCCCGTTCGTTCAGTGCGTACCCGGTTTGCGTGATCCAGTGGCCGGGCAGCCATGGGGTTAAGTCAGATACTGGCGGCTGAAGCATGGCGCCTCCTAGGCGAAGTAGAACGCGATTGCAATTAGGCACAGCACGGTCAGGAACATGAAGTCGGCGTCGTCCATTACGGCTTGCGTACTCCTAGCAGTTGTTCGGGGACGACGCGCAGGCGGGTGGCACCTACCGTTACGTCGTAGCTCTTCGTACCGACCTTCACGACACGCGCCAGGCACTTGTGGTACTCGCTCTGCGTGTCGTTAATGCGGACAGTCTGTTCGGGTTTGAAGATCATTTCTTCCGATCTCCTCGGTTCGTATTTATCAAAGGCTTCTGGCCGTCCTTCAACGGCCAGGGTGATTCCGTATGGCAATCGACGCAGTAAATAATGCGTAAGCTGCTCATCCGTATCACGTCCGGGTTACCGCACTTGGGGCATAGGAGGGTCACGCCAAAGATTCTCGAAGCTGTTGCAGCCAGGTGTTGCGCTGTTCGGTCCGCTCAACTTCCGCCGCCCATTCCTTTTTGTGGTACTCGACATCTTTGAGCGCTTTCGCCTTCTTGCTCTCAAGCCACTCTTCGGCGCTTAGCTGTGGCGTAGGCACCGACAGGTATTCGCTGCTGTCGTCCCACTTCATGCTGTCTTCGATCTGCTGAATCATGAATTTCTTCAGCTCGGCATGATCCTCAGACGGCGGCGTCCATTCGTTCGCCTGCCGAAGCATCGCTTGATAATGCTCGAGCAAGGTTTTGTTTTCATGCAGCCGGCGGTTGCGGTTCAACTCTGCATCGGCAAACTCCTCGTTGGCTTTGCGCGTCGCTTCCTCCGGCGAGAAGCCCTCGTAGAAGCGGAGCAGGTTACGAGCTTGGGTAAGCTGGTCGAGGTGATAAGGCGACGCTACGAAGCGCTCAGGGATCGGCGTATCCGCTGGAAGGTCACGCATCGAAATGCAGGCGCCGAACGCCTTAGCGCAGTTAAGGGCGAATTGTTCAAAGCTAATGCCGTCTTTGATATCGGCTGTGTATCCGGTTGGCATGGCGAATCTCCTGTTAGGCGATAAAGCCTGAAAGGGTAGTGAACATAAGCTTTTGGGCCACTTGGTCATGCATCTGGCCTTTGGCGCAGTCGCTGGTGTTGACTTTTGACATCTTGGGTTTAGCTGGGCGCTTTTTCATTAGTCGCACTCCCCATCACAATTGGCATAGTTAACGCTCAGGGTTGCTTCGGCATCCGTCTCTTTCCATGCAGAGACGTTCCGCCAGTCGACACGATTGGCTGTGGCGATAAGCTCTTGGCCGCCTCCCCGAACGTGAACCTTCTGTTCAGGCTTTACGCCAACCGGCCGCCTAGCGCCGTTCGGGACGTGAGGTTTGAATTCGCTCATTTCAGTAAGTCCCGTTCACGTTATCAGGAAGCGAAAACATATCGCCGGTAATAGGATCAACGATCAGGCCCGACACCACGCTGATACAAAAGCCGACCCAGTACCATCCCGTGACGCGCGAGTCGAGTTCCACGGTCGGACCTTTGTCGTACGCCACCTGGTAGGTCTGCCCATCGAAGAACCCCGCTGCAGCGTCCAGGTTAACTTTAGCCGGCGTGACGCCTGTAGCGACCCGCTTGCCGTCTTCGTCGGTAATGCTGAAGTGCTGACCGCTTGGTTCGGACGTGACCTGCACGTCAGTCATACGGTCGTTCATGATGGTCGAGCACCCGGAAAGGGTAGTGATGATTGCGAGGGAAGCGAGAAGACATTTCATGGTTGGGGGCTCCTGTGTCGGTAGTTGTTGCTCGGATTTCCACTTCAGCACCATTTCGCGTTTTTGCTTCTCCCGAAGATGCTTCCGGACAATCCCGTTATTTCGCATCCAGTCTTCAAAGCTGATTTTTGTCGTCATATCATCCTCAAGAATTATTTTGCATTTTTCACAAGTGACCCCTTTCAGGTCGGTATCAGAGCTTAGCGAGATGGCCCCGCATTGCCCTTTCATATACGTCAACCCGTCCCTTGGGTAGTGAACGCCCGGCTTCACCGGTTGAAGTCGCAGCGATGGTTCAGGATAGCGTTGTCGGCTGCGTTAGCCTTCTCGCAGAGGTCACGAACAACCTGCATCGCAGCTTCCCATTCAGTGGTGCCGAAGGTCAGGACGTTGACTGCAGCGCGAGCTGCTTTCAGAGCTTCGTCTTGGGCTTTGAAGTTGTTCATGTCTGTCACTCCGTTGTGTTTTGCGTTTCAGTGGTTGTAGATTACAAGCAGTCACTTGTATTGTCTAGTGCTATTTTCACCGTTCGTCGGGAAAGAAAAACCCCACCGAAGTGGGGTTAGTTTTAATCGTTATCCGGATAACCTTTAGCCGGCGTCCAGCAGGCCGTGCATCTTCTTACCAAACCGCGCCAAGAGCTTCAGCACTTCGTTATCGAACTCGGCCTGCACATCCGGCGGCAAGTGCTCCCACAGGGCGCCAATCGCGACACAGGTAGAACTCTTGGCGAAGGTAGGGTGTTGCTCCGGCTTCTTATCGGCGTCGTTCGCGGCCAGTACTACTGGGGGCGTAGCAATCGCTTCCTTCAGTTTGTACATGGTCTCGAAAGACTTCACGTCCAGCTTGAGCGCGAAGCCCCGGCGAGCGTAGGACAGGTACTGTTTAACGACATCCGGAGCCGGCTTGTCTGTCGCGTCCGCTGCGGGGCGCCCCTTGGTCAGACTCCACCCGTTCGCCTGGTAGGCGTCAGCGGCGATCTTGTTCAGGTGCTCCACGTCGTTAACGTCTTCCTCACGCAGGACTTGGAAAAAGTCCCGAGATACGTTCTCGACTGCGTTGGATGCGTCTTCCAGGTCGATGAATACTACTGATAAGTTTTTCATTTTGGGCTACCTCAAGTGATTAGGTTGGGTAGCATCCGTGCTGTACAACGCCGTCGTTATCATGTCTGTGCGGCACTGACTTAGCCCGCATCGGCGGGCTTGGTGTGGTTCGGAGGGGTTAGAACAAGAGCAGAAGAATCAGCAGGCCGGTGATCATGGCGGTTGCTCCTAGTAGGTGAGTGGGCCGGCGAACCGGGCTTGGAGTGGCATCAGAAGGGCTAGCATTCCGCCTGTCTTTCTGGTTTCCTTGATTCAAAGAATACAAGCTGTTACTTGTATTGTCTAGTAGATCCGATGAACGGTCATAAGTTGCTTTTTCTTGTGAATCGCCGTAGGCTGCGCGAAATCCCTAAACAAGCAAGAGAATCCCCGATGGACAAGAAACTGAAAGAGCTGAACCAGCACGCAGCACAGAACGGCGCCACCCTGGCCGTAATGAACGCTTTGCACGACGCCTCTAAGTACAGCGGCATCCTCGATGCTGTCGTGCGCGCCGGCAGCTTGCAGAACCTCTCCGATAAGCTCGGGGTGTCCTACCAGGCTGTCCAGCAGTGGTTAAAGATCGGTTACGTACCACTCGGACGCATCCCGGAGATCGAAAGCCTTTATGGCGTTCCTCGAACCGAACTGATGAACCCGAAATACGCCGCAGCTTTGGCTTCTCCGGATTTCTCAGAACAGGCATGACGAGAGTGGGCACCTTGCGGTGCCCTAAAGGTTTCAGTCCATATCTTTTCGGCAGTTGTAGGCTAGGTTTGCGAACTCAAAGTTCGCCCCTTCTAGGCATGCCTCGGAGAGATCCGCGCCGTGCATTTCTGCATATCTGAAGTCCGCGCCCCTGGCGTTGCATACCCACATATTCGCGAAATCCAAAACCGCGTAACGGAAGCCTGCACGTAGCAGATTGGCGCCGTTGAAGCTGCAGCGGGCCAAGTAGGAATAGCTGAAATTTGCGTCTCGCAAGCTGGCATTACGGAATTCGACGCCGGCCAAGTCCATGCGACTGAAATCGAGCCCATCTAGCATGGCCCCGTTGAATACGGCCTTGGCACCCTTAGGCCGATCTTTCATAGCTTCGAGATCACGGTAGTCGTGCTTGCTTTGCTCTCGGCGGTATTCCCGGTAAAGGCGGTGCTGCTCAAGGATTTCCTCTACCTGCTCTTTGCTGTACTCAATCATGTTTCACCTCGTCTATCGTTTGCGCTAGTCCGCAACATAATGTAGAAATCCCTGACAAGCAAGCGTATGCTCTCGCCATCAGCAAAACGGAGATATCGGAATGTCGGATCAAGAAACATCTGGGGTAATTGACGCGATCCTCGCCGCAGGCGGCCAGGGTGCCCTAGCGCGTCAGGTTGGTGTTTCGCACCAAGCGGTTTCGCGTTGGGTGAAATGTGGGTGGGTTCCCGTGGCCCATATCATCCGGGTGGAAAGTTTGTCCGGCGTCCCCCGCGCTCGGCTAATACATCCTAAACATCGGGCGCTGTTAGGCGGTGATAAATGATGCCAGCTTTTGAAAAGTCGAATATAAAGTCGCTGCGGGCGCCAGCGGCGCTTCGCGATCTTAAACAATGGCTGGTATGGAAATTCGAACCTAACCCTAAAGCCGGAAAAAAAGATCTTAAGGTTCCGTACTACGCCAAATCCGGTACTAAGCGCGGCTGGATGCCGGGTGTACGCAGCAAGAAACTAGGTCAGGGTTCTGAAGAAGAATTGCCTCTGCTGGTGACCTTTGAGGAAGCTAAAGCCGCAGCTATGCAACGTGGCATGACTGGCGTAGGCATCGCCATGGTGAAGGGTTGCCCGATCACCGCTCTGGACTTCGACCATTGCGTTTCTGACGGAGTTATCCACCCCGATGTTGAAGCGTTGATCGTCGGCACCTACGCCGAGATCAGCCCCTCAGGTACAGGCGTCCGAGCCTTCGTAAGAGGCAACCTCGGGGATCGTAGCGACGCGCACCCTGATGATGGGTCTTTCGGCTTTGAAACCTACAGTTCGTCCAGGTTCGTGACCTTTACCGGGGACATGACCGACGACACGCTTACCTTCGGCTGTGAAGACGAAGTGGCCGAGCCATCAGCGTTGCTCCTTGAAACCTGTGAAAAGCGGTTCGGACCTCAAGTCATTCGTGAGATATCTATAGGCAAGAGCGACAAGGAGCGCGTAGGGCTTACGGATGCGCAGATAAAGGAAGTGTTGCAGTGGACTGCGGCGGGCGATTACAAGCGGTGGCTGGCGATAGGTGCAGCAATACACCACGAAACTGAGGGCGAGGGCGAGTGGATATGGGACGAATGGAGCCAGGGCATCGCCGATTATGAGGGCCCTGATGAAATTCGGTCCAAGTGGTCGACCCTGGGCAATTACTCTGGCGACGAGAAGACCTTTTGGTCTGTTTTGCGCGAGGCGCAAGCCCTTGGCTGCCCGATAGTCGTTAACGTTGCCTCGATAGACGATTTCGAAGCTTTGCCGATGCCTAAAGGCGGCAAGTTCAACATCCGTTCTCAGTCTGAGTTCACGAGCAGCTTCCGTAAAATCCCTTGGCTGGTGAAAAACTTCCTGCCTAAAGCGACGTTAGGAGTCATATATGGTGAATCGGGTTCGGGTAAATCCTTCTTGGTTTACGACCTGTGTGCCGCTGTCTCGCGAGGGCTGGAGACGTGGTGCGGCAAGCGCGTAAACCAGGGTCGCGTTCTTATAGTAGTAGCAGAGGGCGCTCAGGGCTTTCGGCAGCGTATTGACGCGTATTGCCATCAACAGGGCATAAGCCCAGGAGACTTTGACGTTGACTACATCAGCGACTTCATACCAAACCTGACCGAACCGAACCTGGTTACGGATCTGATAAAGGAGATCAAGGAGCGTGAGCCGTACGACCTAATCGTTATGGACACCTTCGCTCAGGTTATGGCCGGCGCGGACGAGAACAGTGGTAAGGACGTAGGCAGCGCTCTGGCCCAATGTAAGCGGATCAACGTCAAAACTGGCGCTATGGTACTTCTGGTGCACCATAGCGGTAAGGACGCCGGCAAAGGTGCCCGAGGCTGGTCCGGTCTTCGCGCTGCTGCTGACGTGGAGCTGGAGATCACGCGTAAGGAGAATGATCGCGCTATCAAGGTAACTAAGCTCAAGGACGGGCAGGACGGCGCTAGCATGGGCTTTAAGCTGCACACCGTGGTGCTCGGGGAAGATGACGACGGCGACGATATCACGAGCTGTATCGTTGAGTTCTGTGAAGTATCGGCAAAGCTGAAGAACGACAAAGGGATCACAGGTAAGAACAAGCGTTTGGCCTTCGACAAGGCGCACGACATGATCGGTCTGAACCCTGTCGGCGAAGTGGCAACGCAGGAACTCATAGCCGCGATGCTCGTTGAAATGCCCCTGGATAATGGTGTCCGGGATCAACGTAAAAGCATAGCGGCCAGGGCGATCACCTCTCTGATTAACGAAGGTCTACTGGAACAAAGGACGCCTGGCGCCATCTGTCTGCCTAAAGAAGCGGACGCGCAATAAATGCGAATCCGCAATAATTGCTGCTACATCTGCTACAAATGCTATTTTTAGCTATTTGTAGTTGTAGCGGAAGGTGCTAAGTGTTCTGCTACAACTACTACATCACCCCCTTTAGGGGTGTAGTAGTGTAGCAATGTAGCATCCGGGGTTTTTGTAGCTTTTTGCGGATTTGATGAAAAGAGACAAACCCGCAAGAATTGCGCGTAATGCAGATAACGACCCCTGGCCGAGACGCTTATCCCGGTTCGGTGTTCTCGGGTTACGAAAAGGATTATCCTGATAACCTTTCCTCAGGAAGCAAAATGATGGCCTGCTCTGCGTGCGCCCGGCGAAGGGCCAAACTCAAACGACTACTGGACTTAGCCAATGAACGATTCGAAGAACTCAAGCAACGGATTACTGGTACTGCGGATTCCGCAAGTGATCGGGAAATCCCTGGTAGACCTGTTGACCGACCACATCACCCCGATCGCTGAGCAGTTGGGCCTAGAACCAATGGTGCTCGACGGTGGCGCTGATGCGTCCGTGAGTGTCGACTACACCGGCCTGCTGACCCGCCTGTGCGTCGCTGTGGAGCGATTGGTGGCCCAGGGTGAACCACCCGCCGCACCCGAGGAGCTAGAACGTCCCGTGCTTAACGCTAGGCCGTCAGGGTTGAACACTCGTGGCTAAGTCACGCGTCACCATGCAGCCCACACGCGCCAAGGAGGTCAGCACGCAGTCGGTGCAGATGCTGAACCCTGACGCATGGCGCGAAGGGCTGACTACAGCACAGCGTGGGTATGGCGGGAAATGGCAGCGTGCGCGCTTGGCATACCTGGCTAAGCATCCGCTATGCAGGATGTGTGAAGCCCAGGGCAAGGTGACAGCAGCCAACGTGGTTGACCACGTCGTCGACCACCGAGGTGACATGAAGCTGTTCTGGGATAGCGAAGGCAATTGGCAGCCGCTGTGCACCCCCCATCACGCAGAGAAGACGGCAGCAGAAGGAGGCATCGGCCATGCACGACGCGGATAGAGACGAGTTCGAACGATGGGCAGAGCGAGAGGGCTACCGCCTCATGCGAGCCCCTGAAAGCTCCAGACGGTAGCCAGGAGAGGGTGACTCAGTGGAATACTTTGTACCCGTGGTACTCGCGCAGAGCGGACACCACCACCTCGGTGACATCGTTGTCCTCTGCGTCAAGGAACTCCATACCGTACCCTGTGCGGTAGACCGCAATCAGCGCGAGCTTACCCTTGGCGTTGAGCACTGAAGCCAGGCCTATGTCAGTACCATTGAGGTATGCGTTGTTCAACGCCCGGTCGCAACCCTCAACGACTTTAGGCATGAAGGTAGAGGATTTCAGGGAGGTAGAAGTGATCATGGTGTTTCTCCGGTTTGTGTGTCCGCAAGTATACACAAGCGTTCACAAGTATCAATAGCCGGACGCGTACCGTTCGTCAGAACCCACCACCACTCTCACCATGGCAGCCCCAGGCGTGGCACCACGGTTTCGGTCGTGAGGCCAAACCCGCAGCGATTGCGCGTTCGTCGACCCGCCGCCCACTGGCATACCATCATCCAGCTTGGCATACCATAAGACGTCAGACGGGTTGGCATACCAGAGGCCCCTCGACGCACCGAATCGGTGCACCATATGAGAATGCGTCCCGTCCAGTGACGTCTCTGACGTGCTACACCCCCATTTTCGCACCATTCCGGTGCGTTTTCACGTCAAATGCGAACGATTATCGACACCGGGGGGGCCATCTTGGTGCAGGATCCGAAACCCCTGCCTGAT